ATTTCCAAAGCTAATCCATCAGTCCATCTGTCTTTTACTACTTCTACTTTTTTAGTTCTCATTTTCTTCTTAATTTAGTATCTGGGTATAAATACCTATGTACATGAGTTATATGGTATTTTTCTGATAGTTGGCGTAAAGAATAACCCGATTGATAATCCTCGTTTAATTCCCTGATTTGAGATTTGCTTATGGGTATTTTCCCTTGAGGTCTTAATCTTTTATCTTTTATACACTGTTGTATATTTTCTTCTTGGGTACCCCAATACAGATTTTTATAATGATTGTTAGTAGGATTATTATCTATATGGCACACAAAGGGTTTACCATCAGGATTTGGAATCCAAGTTAAAGCTACTAATCTAGAAGCCTGAACCCTGATTCTCTTATCACATCTTCTTAAAATATGATAAGTTCTATTCCTACTGATAGTACCTTTCATAAACATCCACAGACCTCTTTTAGGATAATACTTATATAGCCTACCCCTTTTAGAAATATGATATCCTGGCCAACCCTTTATATTGTGGGATAATTTTCTATTATATATCACCTGATTTCTTCTCATACTTCTCTTTATTTGCTGAAGGATTGCCCTTCTGTTCGTTCATAATCTTGTCTAAATTTTTAGCATATATCTCATCATAATTCTTTCTTTGTTCTTTAGTAAACTCAGTACATCTTTGCCTTTCTACATCACACCTAAATAAGGCTCTACCAGAAGGAAGACCATCCCTTTGTACTACAATCTCAGAACGAAGGATATTATCTTTTTCTTCTTGCTCGGTACTGTTAAGACCCATTATAAATTGAGCATTACGTACAATCGCAATAGAACCAGATATATCGTTCTCATCATACTTAGTTGCTTGATGTTTCTTACCTTCACGAGTAATATGATGAGCAGTCCATACAATATCTAAATGCAAATCTTCAGCAAGGTTCTGTAAGTCAATATATACATTTGAGATTCTATCAAAATCTTCTTTATCCTTTGCAATAGAAGCAAGCTTCCCCGCATAGTCAACCATCAATACCTTAATATCAATTCCCTGGCTCCTAAGAGTAAGTATCTTCTCCCTTATATAATTGCAGTCAGTAATCAATGCAGGTACTCTTTCAACGATTAATTCAACTCCAAACCTTGCAAGTTTTCTTAAATGCTTAGCCTCGAGTTTATCATAATCTCCAGTATATAATTCCTTCTTAGTTTTATTGATACTTGATTGAATGAAACGGTCCATGATTTGTTCTTGACCATTTTCTGTATCAACATAATAAACTGACTTCTTCATTCTAAGATAACCTCTTGCAAGGTTTACCATGAAGAATGTTTTCTTTGCCTTAGGTTTATCCAGGATTACATTGATTGATGCACCTGGGAATCCTCCGGCATTAGTTAAATCATTTAGTTGCCTAAATGGACAGGGTACTACTGAGGGTTCTGCCTGTCTTTTAAACTGACGTTCGGTAACATCCCGAATCATAAATAAAGGTTCATCCTCTTGTTTGGGTCTACTTCTTTGTAAAACCTTCTCTACCTTTCTCGAGTATTCTTCATATTGTTCAAAGTTATCTAAGTCGAATGAATCATTTAAGTTCTTCATTTCAACATAGGTAGAGAACTGATAGATTTTCTCTTTAATATATTCCGAATCTGATAACTGAATTGAATAAAGGTTTTTAATGACCTTCTCTATGTTTGGGATATCGTCCTTAGTAACCAGGTCAACATAGTTTTTGGATTCTAGCATTTCCCTGAGTACTTGTTTAAGGACATTCTGTGAAGGTATCTTTCTTTGTTTCTTAAAGTATTTGAGTATACCCTCACATATTAAGGAATGTTCGATAAGTACTAAGTAGCTTGGTTTTATTCTACTCAGTACTAAACCTCCTTCCTTATCTTGAATAATGAACCGGAGTATCTCTAACTGGAAATCCGGTGCGAACGAAAATTTAATTTTATTCTTTTTCATACATTATTATATTGCAATATTATATACTAATAGATTTTGATAGTCCTCATGTAGTTCTGAACTCATGTCCACAATATCTAGTCTTCTTATCCTCAGCCGTTCGGTGAAATTTTTTGATATTCTTATATTATATAAAATATATTTATTATATTTGCATAACGAAATACTTAAAGAATATGAGGAAATGTAATGGAAACAATGGTTCAGAGCTTCATAGATTAAAACCCATGCAGGATTATGATGAAGCAATGTTTAATCGGTTATACAAAGTTTGTAAGCCAGTTATTCGGAACCTTACCAAACAGATTGATTACAAAAGGTTTAACCTTACGCCAGATATAATATCTTCTTATTTCTGGGATAAAATGTTATTTGTTTTTAATAAGTACTACGGTACTTGTAGTGAAGAACATCTTAAAGCAAGAATCCTTTCTTCTCTTGCTACATTTAAGAATAAGCTTCTTCGATTTGCCTATGGAGAGATTGCAGAATACAATCAGAACCTATTTAAACTTGAAGACTTATTTGATAATGATAAAGAGTTAGAAGATGACGATGAAGAGGTTAAGGCTAAGGAAGAAATGCTTGAATTATTATATAAGTATATGAAAGAGAAATTATCTCCAGATGCTTATATGGTATTTGAAGTATTACTTACTCCACCTCCTTATATTAAAGAACGAATTAAAGATGGAGAAAGAATCACCAATATAATGCTGGTTGAGTTCTTTGATATGCCTAGAACTAAGAAGTCGGTTAAATACATAGGAGAACTCAAACAAGATATCTTATATTGGGAAGAGAAAGCTAAAGAAGAACTTCACTACTAAACACAAAAGAAAAGGGGCGTTTCCCAACGTCCCTCTCCTATAATCCATAAATTAAAAGTTCTTTGTCAACAATATAAGTAGTTAAGACATAATATTATAGTTTTATAATGTATGCCAGTACGTAGTAAGGTGGCCTATTTTCGTGAGGTTGACCTCCACCTGCAGCCCTGGTATCATGGTCCCATAGGCATACATAAGAATTATCTCTATCAGTTTTATTACTACCAGAAAGGTTATTACCAATCCATTGAGTACCATTAGCTCCCACCAAATCTGAATGAGCCTCGATAAAGTAAGCATCTGCGAAATTGTGAACGTGAGATGGAATCTCTTGAGTTGAAAGGGTTACTTTTTCTTGGCCACCCGTATTACCAATCAAATTGTAATCCTCATTACCCGATGACCAGCCAACAATAAACTTACCCGATAAGTCTGGTGTCTGTAAGTCTTCTACAATCTGACCATTACATAAAGCCCAACCTTCTGGTACAGAAACTCCATTCCACATGGCAATTAGTCCTCTTGGTATATTAGCTCCTGCCATACCACCAAGCTTTTCATCAATGTAAGCCTTGATATCAAAGTTTGGGAATCCTTGCAATAGTCGTAAGAGAGTTTCTATATTGGCTTGTTGCATTCCATGGATAGCAGTATTATATTCTACTGGTTGGGGAAACTTTCCTGCATAAGGAACAATAGAATATTTCTCTACTGAGTTATCCATTGAATTAGTACCTTGCCCATATATACCAATTAATACCATTGAGGATTTGTCTACCAAACCTTGAGATACTGAAGCCATAGCTCTATTCACTAGAGACTCATATGATAATTCATTATCTTCTAATACATTTGTTTTTGACAGGTTTCTAGAATCCTTGGGTGTTGGGTATAATGGGTCTACTGATTTCTTGTACAGAGAATAGAACGAATTAGATTCATTCCAGAAAGCTCTGAACTGTACTGGGTTCTGTACAGGCTCTTCCAAAGGTGTATGGTAAGCAAATACAATCACATCCTCATTAGAACCCTTTGAGCCTTCAATATTAGGTATACTAATATTAGCACTATCAGAAATATAGATTGTACCATCCCTTGCTATACAACCAAAATTTGTATCTGGTCCTTCACCAGAATCTGCAGCTTTAGTCATATACCTTGAAAGGATTCTATCCTTTATTGCTTGATATGCAGGAGAAGTAGGTTCTCCATTAGGCAAGAGAGTGATTGCATTATTTACAATCGTTGCAGAACCAAATCCACAAAATGGGCCAATGCCTACTGGTGCAGCTATAGCTTCAGCTGCATCCTTAGACTTTATTATACCTTCATAATCAAAATAGGTTTTCATAATGTATCTTCGTTATTGTTATTACTCTTATATTCTTTCGATTGGTTTTTCATATCTTGGAAAGCCTCTCCTACAGCCTTGAACTTGAAGGTTATCAATTTCCAAAAGATAGACCAGATACTGTACTTCTTTTCTACACCATGTAAAGTACAGATATGATTATAAATACTATCTATTTCAAAACAGTAACATAATACCATTACCGTTATAGATACTGTTATTGGATTTAATCCGTAAGGTTCTCCGATGGCTTTACCTATTACGGCACCCAGTAAGATGTAACACAGGTAATCAATGATTTTATTAAGAGTTCTTCTCCCGGCTCTAGATTTTCTTATTTCAATCTTCTTTGCCCTACTTGCAGATATCCCAAACCAAAAATCTGTAAGTATTAGTACAAGGGCTAATAAAATCATCCACCTCAAATCAAAGATAATGGCATAACATTCAGAAGTGAATCCAATGATACCAGTTTTAAATAAGGTGTTAAAAGAGCTGCTTTCCATTTTGTTTATTCTATTTTAAGTGACCATTCTGTTCCTTCCGGAACTAATATATTAATACCTTGTTCCGAAATATCATTGGATTCCCAAGTAAGTTCTGTCTTATCAACTACATCCAACAGGTTTACTATGAATACTGCTTTAACTGCAGGATTAGCTTTCACATAGAAAGTATATTTACCTGGTAAATTAGTAAAGAATTGATAAGGGCTTGGATGAACCACATCCGGAGCTGTCTCATATACAATATCTGAAACTTCTCCAGTATCTGAAGTACAGGTTACGATAGTAGATACTTCTTGTACATCTTTGCTTAGTTCTGCACTTACTGGATTACAAGTTAAAATATACTTAGGTATAACATCCTTAATCGTAAGGCTTACTACTGAACCTTGATAATAAAACTCATAATTACCTGCTTTATCGAAAGTGATAAGAGTGTTCGAATTGTATTTCTCAGATGAACCCTCTAAGTCAATCCCAGTTATCATATTACCACCATCTCCCCAACGTAGGTAGAATTGGCAATTCTTGGATTTGGTTAATTGATAGCCTGCCTTGATATACTTTCCTGCATCTGCTTCAGCTTCAGAGTAAGGTTCTAATTCATACCAATTCTCATCCTCTTCATTCAAAGGTTCTAACCACAAGTAGGATTGAGGAGTAGGTATATAAGCAAGTACTTCTACTTCTACAGACTTACTAGCATCACCCACCGATTCAAATTTATAACTTCCAGCCTCATTAAATTGGTATTCTGTACTTCTACCATAGTAGAAATCAGGACCAACTACATAGCGATTAGTTAATTCTAAAGTACCAAGTTTTACCCAAGTACCTTGGGTATTCTTTTTGTAAATGGTCACCTCGGTATCAAAATAACTACCTAAGTTTGCACTTTCGAAAGTAGAATAATAAATACCCGATGTAACCCAAAGATTAACTGATGCAGAACCTTGAGCATTTAGGTTTAATCGTTTGTTTGATACGCCTATATCGTAGTTAATCGTATAACCTAATCTGTAAGCTACTACTGTACCATAATTACTAGCATTACCTGAGTCATCTTTAGTACATCTAAATTGGAATGTACCAGTAGTAGTTGGTGCCCATCTTTGACCATTACGAACTAAAATACCTGGGTCTGAAATACATACGGCAATAAGTTGACTTGTATCTTCGTTAGGATCTGAAGAACGAATAGTTATCAAAGACTTTTCACCGTTGGTAAGATTTATATTCCGAGGTTCACAGAATACCGTATAGTTAGTAGCAATTGCCGTTACCTTTAGAGTAACCTTCTTTGCAGGAAAGTCTGCAATAACCCATTCGTAAGTACCTGCAGAAGTTATTTCCCAAACAGAACCAGAATCTTTAGTTTCATAGGTATTAAGTAACTGTACGGATACAGGTTTAATATTTCCCTGATAATTCATATTTGCAGTTACCCTTACTTTGATTACTGGATTAGTACCTGTAATTACTAAATTATCCGGGTCTGTTCCTCCTTCTACCAAGTCGGCATATATGTGATAAGATTTAGTGTAATATTCTAAACCTATATCTACATAGGTAGTTACTGAAGTATCTCCTACACTTCGAAAGTAATATCTTTGGTCACCCTTTCTTGCATAGAAAATAGAACCGCTTTCATATTTCTTTGAGCTCCACTTATTCTCAGAGGGGTCATATCCAGTTACCTGATATCTTAAATCGGCATCATCGTAATCAGAAGTAACGGTTACTCTAATGGGTACTTCTGTTATATGTCCTGTTACAATCTTTGCAGGACTGATAAGAGGTTCAGCTACAATTTTATAATTGTAAGCCAAATCAAATCCATAAGCAATCTTCCCAGATACATTGTATGGTAAGAATCTATCGAATAACTTATCAATTGATTGTTTGAAAGCTTTGAACTCTGGAGTGGGGGAAGTAAACCCATGACCGCTTATAGAAATACCTACCTCTATACATTGAGCACAACCATAAATCTTATCATAGTTGTATTTGTCGTACTGAGAATAATCGGTATCATATAAGGGGTCTACCTTTTCCCATTTATCCATCTCTCCATCGGTTGGGTCTGTAATTGTACAGGTTAGCCCATACATATTAAAAAGAATTTCGAAGAACTTTCTTGAGCCACGAATCTTAAGTAATGAGATTGAATACTTTAAGATAGTTCGAATCTGTTCATCACTTAAGTTGGGAACTCCCTTGTGTTCTCCGGTTCTAGCAAATGGTAATGCTCCCAAGAACTCCCAGAGGTAATTTAAATACCTCTGCTGAGTTTTATCGATATCGATTATATCTAGAATATTATCAATATCTTTAGTTATATCTTCTTGGAAATAGTTACCACAAATTTCTAGAAATCTTTCTAATATGCCCTTACCGTCGACTTTATAAGTATCTTGCTCTTTAAATTCGAAAGGTAAGAAATCAATTAGGTTTTTAAGATTTATCATACTATTTCGTTTACTTTAAGTGTTAACTGACTTGAGTCTTCGAATACCGGGATGTTATAACCTGGGTCCGTGTAATCCTTGTTTGGTTCTGCAATGGTTATAGTATATCTAAATCCGGATTGATAACCATTGTTCTGGATATCCAAGGCAAATACAAATCCATTTATAGTATCTCTAATCTGTGTAGTCTTACCCACTTGGCCATCATAAGAAAAGCCTCCCTTAACTGAACGTACTGTAAACTGAGTACCTGAAGAGAAAGAGATAAAGTAAGACATACTACCATTAGCCTCATCTAATTGGAATTGACCAAGGATTAATTCCTTGTTACCATATACTGTAGTAGGCCAGGGTTTAGTATAAAACTTCTTCAAGTGTAAATAATCTACCGATTCAAGATTATCTATAAGTGCATAGATATCAGAGATTCTTACGCTGCCACCAATGTCTGAGGCTTCCGGAGAATAAGCATTAAACAATGCACTTAGAATCTGAGATTGTATTTCCGACGTTTTATAAGATTTCTTCCCAGTAACCTCTACATCCAGGATAATGTTTACCTTACCTGCAGACTTAACTGTTAACCAAGTAGTAAGAGGTGAGTTCTGATGTAATACATCATATACCTTTTGAATAAGATTAGAGTCAGCAGTAGCACCATTATCTGGAGATATATAAACAATTAATTTTCTACCACATTCATATTCTGCCTTTGCCTTACTAACTCCATCAACTAGTTTAGCTAAGTCTATGAAATCTTGTTTGGTAATAGCAACTCCCATAGTCTTTACACTCAAGGGTATATGTTCCTTGAGCATATTGAAATTTTCGTATGATGAACCTCCACCTGCAGCATAAGTATTAGATACTGTAGCATCCGTTACTGATGAAGATATAACTGAAGGTACAGAAGTAATCATACCAGATTTTACATTACCATTGATACCCGTAGTAAGGTAGAACTTAACTTCAGATATCTTAGCATTAGCTGCTGGCTTCTGTCCATATTTACCATCACCAAATAAGATATAAGGGTTTAAAGCTTCATCCATGGTAACCATGAAATGTTTATCGGTTGGTTTTGAGTAAGCAAAGGTGTTTACCAATACCCAAGATTCTCCACCAATCTTCATACTCATAGTTCCATGTTCGTAATACTTACCATTAGGTAGTGTACCAAGAGTAATAGTTACCCTTTCATCTGAAGGTATAACCATACCATTTATCTGGCTTTCCGTATATAATTCGTGTTGTACAACTGGAACTTTACAAGTAGTTACATTAGCATACCAAGTTACGTCTCTAGATGATAGCCATTTGTTACCATTAGAGTCTGTGAATAAAGTTCCAGAAGGTATAGTTAACTTAGCACCAATAGAATCTCCAGATACATCTCGAGATACTACCAAATCTACTGATGCTGCAATAGCACCTCTTGCATGATAATCTACCAAAGCACCATGCTTAACTACTGAACTGTATTTACGAGCAGTAGGCAAGAATGATTCCCTTGCCATATTATCAATGTAGTAGTGAAGAACTTCGGCAATTGCCGCAAATAATGAAAGGATAATGATTAAGATATTTCCTTCCGAGTAATCAGTTACGAGTACATTGCCATCTTTGTCTTTGATATTCGTAAGTGATTCTATCAGCTTGGCCTTAATCTGTTGGTAAGACCTCTGATAAGGGTTGAGCCATTTATTAGTGATTCCCATATTAATAAGAGTTTAATGAATTTTCATTTTTATCGTAGGTCAGGTACAGGTACTGACTAGTAGAAGTTTCATTAACTACATAATGAACTTCTATGTTTATTTTAGCACCTTGTCTAGAAACGGTAATACCTTTAAAGGTAATCCTTTGTTCCCATGCACCAATTGAGCTTTTAATAAACTCTTTAATAATAAAACTTAGGGCTTGTGTATTTGGCTCCTCTATACATTCCCATAGGCGATTCCCAAAGTTTTCCTGTCGAAATCGTTGTCCTATTAAATAATACATTATAGAGCTTATATTATTTCTTACCAAAGCCATATCACCATTAACGGGATACCAACCGGTTTCACCATTTTCATTTCTCGTAAGTTGAATAGGGAATATCATACCCTTTCCAACGATGTTAGTAAGATAGTTATCCATTAGTGTATACATTTAGTGTCCTCATAATCTTCTTGTTTGAAAGTAGAGAACGGTTGACTTGCTTGAGTTACAGTAGGACCTGAAGAACCTGGTCCAGTAGTTACACCAGAGTGTACATGAGAATTGAATAGAGCTCTTAGAGTTTCCAGTTCTTTAATGGTATTATTGAGTTTCTCGGTTAGTTCTTTAATATTAACTACTCCTTGATTCTCCCCCTTATTTAAGATTACTGTATCTCCAGAACCTACGCTTACATCACCTTGTGCTTGAATAGAAATGTTCCCTCTAGCAGCAAGGCCTACATCACCATTTATATAAACAGTTAGCTTTCCATTATCATCATCTAGTACCATTAAATTTCCTTCTGGAGTAATGATTCCCATTTTATTGGGACCATCCAAGGGGTCTGGTACTTGTTGTAATCCCCAACCATGATATTCCCATAGAGGTTTAGTTGGGTCTCCAAATTCGAATGTAACAAATACTATATCTCCAACTTTAGGAGCTAAGTACTTGAATCCGTTATTGATAGAACCATGTTGGCCTTTAGGAAAAGCCCATGTAATGATTCCACCCATGACTTCAGGACAGCATACTTTAATACGGTTCATATGTTTCTCCGTATCATTATTATCTACCACTATGCCACGGTAGATAGAGTAGTATCTACCTAAACCTTCGATACCCTCTTCTGTTAGTAATCTAGCTGTTGAGTACATTATTTCTTGTTGGATTTATATCGTTCATAAGCTTTCATTGCCCAATTAAACTCATCGAAGTTATACCTTTCTTTCATAGAAGGAGTAACCTTTGATTGGTCTGCCTTTATGACATTAGTTTTACCATAGAGTGCAGTACCGTTGGAAGTTACTACTGTGCCTTCTGTACGAACGGTACCTGCAGCAAGAGCTTTTGGGTCTTTAGCATTTATCTCGTCATAATAGAACTTATTTTGTAAGAACTCTCCTGCACCTTTCTTATCAATAATTCTACCCTTATCATCCATAAACCTTTCTACAAAGTATACTACTTCATTATAGGTAAAATCATGTACAATATCAGAAGCATTAGCAGTATTCTTTTTGTTCTTACCAAAATCAGTTTTAGCAGAATCCTTAGCATCATTACTTACAATATCCTGAGTACTAAGTTGAGTCATAGATGTAGTTTGTCCATCTCTTGCATTGTTCTTAATCAAATCAAGAGTACAAAGATAACCTTGACCAGCATCCATTGAATGTTGTACAGATTTAATATACCAAAAACCTGACCACCTTTTTCCAACATTATCCAAGTATATTACTTGAGAAGATTGTAATGAAGGTCTACCGACTACAGTCATCTGACATACTAATTTTCTTTCGGATATCTTAAGGCCACCATTAGCATTAGCATTCATTGCCCAAGTAACCTTATCTGCTCCACCATATCGGCCAAAAAGATTATGATACAATTTATAAATGGGTACTAAGAAAGGTACCTTCTTCATTCTTCGTATCTTAACCCTGGCTTTAACCTTTCTAGTCATCGTAGGAGTAGTAACTCCATCACCAGAGTATTTTAATTCATAGGTATCTGGGTATACCATAATACAGGGGTCTTTTTCTAAAGCAGATATACCTCTCTGAGATTGCTCATTAGCTGAAGCAATCCTATATTTATTACCCTGAGTATCTCTAAGATCAATCATATAAAGAGGTGTCATACCTTCTGGGTCATATTCTCTTGGGTCTACCCATTCTTCTGCAAGGTATTCCATTTTGTATTCTCCAGTAAATAAGTATCTTTCGTTTTCTAGTAATTGCCTAAGATTACTTTCTAACTCTTTACCGTTCTTTGAGTTCTTTAAGATTTCCTGGATAACCCTTTTCTTATCGTTCGGTAGATTATTTACAGCAGTATTAATTGCCTCACGATATTGCTCAGTACTTAAGTTATCCAATGCTTCTTGTTTACCTGCATTATATGCAACGTAAGGTTTCTGAGAACCGTACTCTTTTATTGCAGAACTAGATTTTTTTACTTTAGCTTCATACTGTTTATGACTAGCTATTATTTCTGGAGATACAGTAATGGGATGAGGATGTCCTAACCCAAAATTCTGTCCAGTTCTATAATCCCATGAAGGTACTACTTCGGTATTATCTTGGGGAGATTTAAGGGGTTTGAATAAAGATATTTCTTCTTTCTCTCTTTCAGGTTCTGTAGTATCCGTAGAACCTACAACTAAACCCTTATCTTCTGGGTCTATTGTTTGAGTTAATTGAGCTTTTACCCTTTTAGTTATCTTTTGCATAGTGAAAGATACTCTAAGTACCTCACCATTTTCTTGTTGGTATATGTAAGTATATTCGGGTTCTTGAGTAAACTTACGATTGTGTATGTATATTACACCATCCCTAGAATCAATATACCAAGGACCATTTGCATACCCTTTCATCTTTTGTTCTAATTGAACCAAGATGTTATTCCCTATTAACCCTAAGTCACTATCTATCAGAGACTTTAAATCACTTGGCATAGCTACTTGAGCTACTCCACTAAACCTGTTAGCGTAAAGTATCTTTCCAGTAGTATTTCGACTTTGTTCTGTCGGGACCTGTAGTGACTCGTAAACTTTATTACTTATTACTTGTTTATCCATTACTGAAATATTTCTATGATTACGCCTATGTCATTGTTACAGCCATTATCCAAAAAGTTGGATAAGCTGTATTCCGATAAATCTGAATGAGTGTAAGGTGGTTGGAATCTTAAATCTCCAACTGTATCTATACACTTAATCGTCACATGAGTGCCAGTGGAATCGAATACACAATCCAAATCTCTAACCTTAATACTGCGTACTGGGCTAGAGATAAATTGACCATCAGGGTATATGTATCCCCACTGAAGATAAATAATCGAGCTTTCCTGGAGGTCTTCGATATCTACCGTATCTGGGTCTCCAGTATCAAATGTAATGGTAGCTAAGTTCTCTTTCTCCTCATCATATTTGTAGCTCCAATTACTTATATAAGCGCCAAGAGGTATGCCAGTAATGGGATTCATTATAGGCATACCTCCAGAATTGAACAGAGCCATATAAGGTGTTGCTGTTCCATTATAAAGTATTGGTTGGTTAGGTTTTCTAATTTCAGCCATACATTGGTATTCTTAAAATTTGATAAGGTTCTAATTCTTGAAAAGGGTTCAAGATATTATTAGCTTCGGCAATCAAATACCACTTACCAGAATCACCATAATAACGATAGGCAATATTCTGTATAGTTTCTCCATCCAATACAGTATGTTGTTTATCGTTATCAGTGTAAGGAACGTTTGGGGGAGTTACCTCTAATGAATAATCTCCCTCATCATACTTAAGAGCAATGGCTCCATCATAAGGACTTGCTCCTGTTAGGTATTGATTTAAGTCTATCATATCTGTATTCCTTTTGTATTCTTTAAATCTTCTTCAGTTACAATGTCTTGATAAGATAAGTTATAAGCACTTACTCTCTTGAAGATTAATTCCTGGGTTGCAGCTGCAGGCAATAACTTTAAATCCTCGATTGTACATGACTTACCTGCTACTCGAGTCCTTGAAGCATTTCTGAAATTATTCAGGGTATAGGTTGCAGATGTAAGAATGTACTGATGATTATCGAATATACCAGAACTACCCCACTCGATTTTTAAAATCGGAGGGCTTGCTTGATAAGAGTTTGCCTTAGTCCACATTTCCAATAATCGGCATTTAGTAATTACCTCTTTTGGATTATCAGGGTCATTACAGAACCAAGATACATTGAATTGAATTATATCCTCACTACCCGTAAAGTGATACATAGGAGTATTACGTCCCATAGATTTAATCGTTGCCCAAGTAGTTTCTCCTCGAAAATCAATTGAAGGTGGTCTATTCTGAAGAGTGATATATTGATATGGGCTAGCAGTAAGATTATAAATCACTACTTGATTCATACTTCTTACCTCAGGCATTACTAAGAAAAGTTCTTTATTCTTTGTAACACTCTGACCTTTAGCTGGGTCCATTTCTTCATATCCGAATGGAACTCCACCTTCTATTTGATGTTTTAATTCCATTCGATATTGAGCCTGAATCCTTTGGTTTAGCTTAGGATTCTTTGAACTAGCTCTTGGTCCAAATGGGTTATTAGGGTCATATACCTTCCCTTTATCTGCAGTATCTTTAGGCAATGTAGAAGTTGCTCTATTGAGATAAATTCTTGCTCTCCAAAGCTTATTCAGAGGACCAGTAAGAACTCCTGCAGAATCTCTGGTGAGGTCATTGTATTTTTCAACAACCCCACCTGCTATTTGATTTAATATTCTTGCCATGATTGTTTAGTTTAATCCTAAAGATATACCAGTAAAATCCTGTTGACCACCAGGAGCAAAGTCTCCAGCTTCGTTTCCATCTACTGATATATTAATTCTTGAATCCTTAAACCCATCTCTGATTGCACCTCTAACCGCATCAATGAATGCCTGTTGGTTTCTATCTTGAATAGAAGCTTTGGTTTCTTCCGAGTTTAGAGCAGCAGTGTTATTATCCACCGAATTAGTAAGACCTCCTATTACTTCTATCAATGCAGGGATAGCTATAGAAGCTAGTAGTCCCCAAGGCCCACCTAAGAATCCTAAAAGTCTACCACCAAGTAATCTAGCACCAAATCCCATAGCACCTTTCTTAGCAATCTGTTGGCCTGCAGTTTTAGTTACAGTAGAACCTACTGCTGCTCCAACCCCTGCTCCTGCAAGAGTACTCATTGAAGTAAATCTTCCTCTTGCATCTCTTGCTACTACAGTACCTTTTCGGGTTTTACCTATGGTACCTCCCATTGGTAATGCAAAGAATTTACCTGGAGCCATTTGCATAGCAGTCATTCTCATCATCATTGCTGAGATATTTCTCATGTGACCTTCAAGGATTGAAGCTTGAACATTAGTTCTTACCATACCTTCTGCCATACCATTAGTTTCTGAAGTAGCTAAAGCCTGGAAGGTACTAATCATCTTGATAGTACCCTGAATAAACTTGAATCCCTGATATAGAGTACCTACTACTGCACCAGTTGCAACTACCTTTACCAAGAATTTACCTGCCCAAGTTTCTTGCATACTGTTAATAATCTTTAGGATACCAGAACCTAATTTAAGTACTGGGCTAAAAACTTCGGCAAGTGTAGAACCTGCAGTTACAATAAAGTTCTCCCAGTTTGATTTAAACTGTTCGATAATACCTGCAGGAGTTTGTAATCTTTCTTGAGTTAAATTTTCTACTGTACCACTTGCACCTGCAACCTTATCCATAAGTTCAGTAAGCTTATTAGCTCCAGTCCAGTAATCCTGAAGTAAAGCTGAGGCAGCTCTTGTACCACGAACTCCAAAGATATTAAACAGAGCAGAGGAGATATCTATTCCTCGTTTACCTCTAAGTTTATCTCCCAATATAGATATAATCTTATCTAATCTCAAAAGATTACCCGAGGCATCTACTAGAGTTTTTGGGTCAATGCCTAAAGATTTTAGCATCTCACCACCTCCCTTTTTCTGCCCGGTTACGGAAAGTGTTAAATAGCGCATCATGTTTGCTAATGCAGTACCAGCTGATGAAGCTTGGATACCTTGATTACCAAGTACTCCAATGGCTGCAGCTGCATCACCCATACTGATTTTGGCATTTCTAAATTCTGCTCCTGAATATTGGAAAGATTGGGCAAGGTCTGTTAGAGAAATATTTGCAGAGGTTACTGCAGTTGCCAATTGGTCTACTACCTGAGTAGCATTCTGTGAAGGTATATTAAAGGTCTGCATGATGTTAGTCACCAAGTCAGCAACTCCACCTTTCTGACCAAGAGGCATACTGAAGATAGAAGCTAGCTTAGCTGCAGGGCCAATCATTCTTTCGATTTGCTCTACATTGTTACCAGCCATTGCCAAGTACTTTTCGCCTGCTGCAATATCTGCAGCAGTAAGAGGAGTTACCTCATTGACTTCTTTGGCTACTTGCATTAGCCTTGCCTGTTGAGCAGCATTAGCTCCAGACATTTTAGAAGCTAAGAATACTTGGTCGTATACTCCTGCAGAATATTGGTAGGCCTTTGCCATACCTCCAACCAATTCTTTTCCAAACTCAAAAGCATTAGAAGTTGACATTTGAATACCTCGATTCCAGGTATTCATATCGTTCATCATTGTTCTAAATGAGTTCGATATTCTGCCAGCCTCATTAGAGAATCGGTCTCTTAATACCATTGCAACACCGACCTCGACTAAGCTTCTTCTGTCTATCATTTTCTAGTTTTCTTTTTTAAGTTTTCATAATACTCATCGGCTATATCCTTAAATCTTTTCCTTTCTCGATACGGAAGACGCAAAAAGCTGAGATAGTCAATGGCTACCTCAGCTCTACATATATAAGTGAATGTACCTGGGTGGTCTACGCTTCCGTCAGGTAGAAAAAAGTCGGTGAAAGCATTATAGGATATTTATCAATTCTTCCAGGTATACTTGGATGTTCTACATCGGTGTTACCATCGAAGACTGGGTCATATTCAAATATTGTTTTACGAATCTCTGCAATGTCTCTTACTGAGAATAAATGGAAGCTTTCTACCTTTTCCCATTTACCATCAATCTGAAGATGTAAGTTCCTTGCAATCAATGCTGCATTACGAGTTTGTTTTTCTATTGGTAAAGTAACCAACATTCTTTCTCCTGCACCAGTAAGCAAATCAAATTTAACTACCTTACCTGAAGATAGAGTTACTTCGTAATCGGTAAGCTTACCTTGTTCTGGATAATAAGGGATAGCGTTTGGTTTTTCGGCCAATTCCTTTTCTGTAGGAAATTCTCCATAGTTATCGAATAACATCTCGCTTAAGGATTGACCATAAGTTTGTACTCCACCATCTTGGCCCCAATCATATTCAAATTCTACTTCATCACCAAGTGAGAAGATTCTTGATTGGAATAAGATACAGTATCTGTCATTCAAAGGGATACGGTCTGCATCCTCTACCGTTAATCTACGATTAGGAGTAAAGTCGGTATCAACTACAATTGCCTGAATGAACTTAGTAAGGTTCATAAGGTTTCTTACATCCATAGGATTAGATAAGATATCCTCATCTGCACCATTCTGTTCCCTGATTGAGAATTTATAACCTGATGGGGTTATAAACTCATGTGTTCTACAATTTAATTCCATGTTTAAATAAGTTATTTGGTTATACTTTAGTTCATAGTGTTCGCTGTAACAACAAGAAAGGGGTGAGCCCTTTCTAGGAATCCCACCCCTCCTACCTAAAAATCTTAGTGAAAATAGACTAAGCGTTTTTAATACTTATCTACAGTACCTACTGAGAATTCGATACTTTCGATAGTGTTTTCTGAAGCCATTCTGTCCAGGTCTAATCCTGTAATCTTACATGGCCATACCTCTTCGAAGAGGTGGGTGTTAAGTACGGAAACTCCATCTTCAGCAAGTTCATTTACGATTACATTTTCCCAGTATTGGCTTGGTACCAAACCTCCACCAGCAATCATATCTTGGCATGAATAAAGCCAATCATGAAGCCATGTATCTGAACCTGCAGTAGTTAAAAGTTTACCTACTACTAAGTTACCTACAGTAACTCTACCGGCAGTTTTAACGTCCCGGTTAACGTCTCCATGAGCAACCTGGTCAATCTCTACATCTGGCAAAGTACAAGTTTGGAACAGATAAGTATTGATTGGGTGCTTAGGGAATGTGATACTCCAAAGGAATTTCTTTCTTGGATTCTTTACTTTTGCTCCCATGTTTTCTTAATTTTATTCGTTAACGTCCTGAACAGATACGGACTTGGATGCCTGGTCAATATAGATGCCCATAGTGATTTCTTGCATCGGAACGATATCCTTGAATTTCAGGATTGCTTTGTATTTACCTTGACGAACATCGGCTTCATTGTTAACCGATAAGTCATTGTACGAGTTAGCGTCTTGGTCACCCATCCAGGTGTATTCAGACATGGCATCTTCATCTACCAAGTTATCCAGCATTGGTTTAACTTCTAGATAAATCTTATTCCAAGTGTTCCAGATATTTGGTTCTTCCAAATACTTTTCTAGAATAGGTCTAAGATTCTTTTTGAGATACAGATTCAATCTTACAATTGCAAGGAATCTTTCTGAATCCTGTTTTACCTGAGAAGAAAAACAATGCCACAGCAAAGTTTGTTTACCTTGGTTAGGAACATCTTTGATACAGATTATATTTGCATAATTCTGTGCTAACTCATTGAGTTCCTTAGTTCTTGAAGGAGAACCATAATTTGGGCATACTGGACCATTACCATCATAGATAATGCCCCGATTCATACCAGCAAATGATTTCCAAGGTCCAAACTGAGAAGCAGAAGCATCTCCTAATCCTGCAATGGTACCAAGAACATCTGAATCTACCAAGTTACCGTCGGCATTATAGTATTTAATACCACCACCAAAGTAAGCAACATACTTACTGTTACCTACAGTACCAAGGCAAGTCTGAATCCAAGTGATGATTGATTTCAAGTCTCTTGGTTGGTCACCCTGAGTATAGTGAGTAGTATATTTTGGTACTTCAATGTAGTAGGTATATTCTTGCAGTTCTTTAACCATATCTACTGCAGCCTTGTGTACTTTAAGTACATCAGCAGATGCTTCAAGATGTTGGTCAATGTGTGAACAGAAGATTTGATATACATCTACATAATCCTTAACGAATTCCAGAGAAGCAATCCATTCGTCTGCCGTAGGAGTACTACCGGCACTACCAATTGTACCATTCAATTTTACTCCATCGGCAGTGATAACAGCACCATTGAGTTTAATATCAATTGGGTTTCTTGTCCCATCTACATCATCAGTTAACCATTTGATGAAGTTGTTCCAAGATTTGATGTTCTCTGTCTTTTCAGTTAATACCGGAACGATATATTCTGAGTTCTTTGCAAATGCACTCAGAGCAAGGTAATCTACAGAAGTATTATTGTTATCATCTGCCGTTTTATAAGTTACTACGGGACCTTGTTCAAGTACCTGGCCATTAGCACTGATTACTTGGTAGTAAACTGTATTAGCCTGTTTGTAGATATTCACAGAGAATGTTTCAGCACTACCAACTGGGTCTCCATAACCTTTGGTTACCAAACCAAAGCCAACAGCAACTGAACCAGAAGTGAACTTGAAAAGAGTAGAAGCAGTTGGTTCCTCTGGAGTTGCAGATGCTACTACCGGAGAACCGTCTTCAGCAGCTTTAGGAGCAGATGCAGCTTTAGCTCTTGTTGCAGCAGATACTACACCTTTAGTTGCACCCTTACCAAGTACACGAATAACACGAAGCTTAGAACCACCATTGAAAGCCTTTTCGATGTTTGATACAGAACCATCTGGTACTATCTCAGAACCAAAGACTCTTTGGAATTGAGAAAAAGATTGGATGAGTTCTGACGGGTCATCATAAGGACCTTTAGTAGTTCTAGCCAATACACATGAAACTCCTAACATAGGAGTAGTTTGAAGAACATTGTTGTTCTTAAACTCGAAATTTACAGATGGTGAATTAGGCATATTTATACTAATTAAGTTAATTACTCATTTATTTAATACCCTCTAGTATTGAGCTATTTTACGTTAAGGTTAAGTAAATCAGATTCTTGCTTTTCGGTTAGTCCAATCAATACTGAGATATCTTGAATTGGTACAAGTTCACCCTCTTCAGCAAGCTTCTCAGGTAATATACCATCCTTACAAGTGTACTGATATACTTTTTCAAGTAGACCATGACTCTCATCTGGGTGGTCATAGTAATTACCTATTTCGATAAATAGGTTTCCTGTTGGTGCTACCCGACCATCTTCCCATTCTTCTAAGTTATTATAATAAGGTCTTACGTATCCTCGAGAAGGTAATGCTTCATACATAATATTATGAAGTAACCTCATATCGGCTTGAGTATTGGATACTAGGTGAATGTCTAGAGTTATATCTTTCGTTTCATAGGGAAATTCAGATGCTTGGTAATTCCCACCTTCTAGCTTATCACCTATGATATATTTGTTCACACCTATATCACCATTATAGAATCCTTGCAATTCAATGGTAATTCTAGGGCATGTCTTTGCACCCTTAACCTGATTATTACCGATACCAAATATGGGAATGAATTTAGGCATAGCATCCTTATCTGCTTGAAACCTTTTTTCATTCTCTTGTGATAATGGTAAGTAGTCTTCAGGGTTAAGAGTTAAACCTTTCTTAAGTGCTGTTTGTAATAGGCAAATATAAAAGGTTCTTTCTACGATTTCTTCTGTATTTACCATATTATACTAATTGAGGTATTAATATTACATTAAACTGGTATGTACCACCATCAGTAAATATACATTCCCAACCTCCTGAAGTACTACCAAACATAGCTCCTGCATCTTTTCTTCCTCGGGCAGTTGCTGAGAAAGTAGCCTGTGCTGAATTAGCTATATTACCGTAGTCGGTAATCCAATAGTATAGTTTAGTACCGGAGTTAGTATCTGCAGCTTGTTGAGTTTGAGATATAGTAGGTATTTTAAAAGCCATTACCTCTTGTGATACTTGTTTTCCTTCTATGAGTTTACTTCTATACCCAGTAATACTAAATCCTGCTGAAGTTTCGTAAGCATTTAAGATTTGGTCTTTTGGTATACCTAAATTAACTGCAGCAGGTTCTACCCAGTATCTATATGATACTTCTCCAGCAGCTTGAGTTACAGTTACAGTTTTAGTTAGACCACCAACTTGCTTGATAGTTATAGTTCCGCTAAGAAGTTGTTCCGTATGATTCTTAGAAGTAATGGATACCTCTAGAGTCTTTTCTTCATTATCTGTAAATCTTAGTCCAGCAGTAAATGGTGGTTCTTCTAGGAATTCTGCCGTAACCTCTACATTTTCCCAATCTCCTTGGGGTGTACCATTAATCATTTCTCTACGTTGAGAAGTGATTGCCAAAGTATCAGAGCCACCCTTACCCAATATGTTTATGGCTTCCTTATCTACTTCTAACTTGTATTCGTAGTTAAGGCTGCCTTTCTTTTGAATAAGATTTACAGTCTTAGGTACTCCATTAACTGTAATGGTAAGGATGGCTTTCTTATCTGCTTCTGTATCATTCACTTTTAACGGATGTACCATTACAAGTGCAGGACCAGTACCAGATGTTTTATCTGCTTCAAAATCTGCCATTACTTTGTATATTTTCTGAGTTCTTTTCTTAATTGATTTCGTATCTCTTTCTCTAAAACCTTGTTTCCACCTGCAGCTTCGAAAGCTGGTTGCCATAAAGGACGTGGTGGAAGATTACCATCTCTACTACCATACTCCAACATGATAGCAATTTGATTAAGTGTTTTTCGAGAAGTTCTACCAGAGTATGTTATCTTCCTTAATCCTGGAGGAAGACCAACAAAGGTTCTATCTTTCTGAGTTACCATTGTAACTGACCTTGCATATTGACCAGTAAGGTTTAATAAAGTATGTGCTCCATACTTCTTAAGTGTAGCAGTAGCATGAGGAGGCCAAGAAACTTTGGAACCAGGTGGAGGTAGACCATTATTTAAACTACGCCTTACTATACGAAGAAGTTGATTGCCAAACTTTCTAGTACCTAACTCGTATCCGAGCTTCATGATACTTGGAGTCTTGGCAATCAACCTCTCAGCCTGACGTTGTTTAACAGGGTCTACATAAATCTGAATATCACATAGATTATTCGAGAGGTTTATGTTAACCTTTCTGCTTGCCATCTTTATTCTTATTTAATCCCAACTCACTGGCAATCTTCATAAGAATATCTTGTTGCATGGATAACTTCTCTGCTACTTCGGTTTTAAAAGCCTCGAACTCTTCTTGCTTATAAGCCGGAGCTGGTTGTTGTTGAGGAGTTAGCATACCCTCGATTGTATGAAAGATATTATCACATTCAGTAACTACTGCCTCATATTTCTCTCGGTTATTGAGAATATTTACAGCAGTAGTCCTTTGGATATTTACTTCGTTTACGATATTGCGTAAGTCGGTAGTGTAATAAACATTATTATAAATACCATCTGCAGCATCTGTAGGAAGGTATATAGTCACCGCAGATACAGAGTCTTGAATAGAGATTTCTGTAGATTCCTATGGATTCTCCCATGCGATGTTAAGATTTAGAGTTGGAAGATTTTAACTCTAATTAAACTGAAGGTTTTACAGAAGGAGATTGATAATATAACCTTACATAAATAGCAGGTAAATTACCTCTTACTGGAGTAAGTACAATCATACCTACATACATACCATTAGTAGGTTTATTATTAGATAATCTGGCTTCCCATTGTAAGGTTAAACTTCCACCATAGGTTTGGTCATAATCTATATTATCTACTGTAACTTTAAAGAGTTCTGATGCCGATGAGCTACCATACTGAAACTCTGATATATTATAATATCCGTCAGTTCCATTCAAGGCTATTGGCAAACCATCATAACTAAATTCCTTTAATGAAGGAGCTGCTGGTAACCACTTCTGACTAGTAGTAATGGGTTGAGCATGGTAAACTACTTGGATATTACTTTTATTGCTACCATGCGCTCCTAAATTTTCTCCTCTACTCAGATTAGGTAAAGAATCACTACCTTCATTAGATCTCCAACCAATACCCATTAACAAGGAGGCAGATAGACTACTGTTATACACATCAAATGCTACTTCTGGTGTATGGGGGGATTCTTGAGTTACGTATAGGTATAACCTTTTATTTGATGGATTACCCGGTTGAGTAAAGGTCCTGGTAGTCTGCCTATCATAATCTTCCTTATTCTCATCTACCAAATAAGCGTAGTCATAATCGTTTTGGGCAGTTTGACCGTTTTCTACTAACCTACCCCAACTTACTGGAGTTGCAGTATCTTCGTCTTCATTAGGTTTTATATACTCTGTATAGGCAACCTGGGATTGATTGCTAGCAAGTAAGTACTCACATTTAGAAATTATGGTTATAGGAGAAATGCTACCTGCACTAGAATCATGACTTACATTCTTTATAGTTACACTTTCAACTTGGTCATACCATTGGAAGGTCCACCTCTTTACAGTTGCTACTGGTTTATGAGTAAGGTACAGATAAGCAGATTTACTTGGGTAATCGGCTATCCTATATTGTACTGTACCCTTTAAATCGAATACCGAACCATTGATAGACTTAGGATATGCCCTTACGGTAGTTATAGTTGGGTCATATGATAACGGTGTATTTGTAACTGTAAAGGAATCTATACCAACTCCACTAAAAATAACTTCGTATTCTGCAGCTTCCTCAGTATCAGATTCTATACCATTAATTACTGGTTTTCTCCAACATTTTAAATCTATAGATTGACCATGACTAGAACCAAACTGGGTATATTCCCAATTCATGGAATATCCACCTACATCGGGATTACCGTTAAAACCAATATAATAATTATAGGATACAGTTGCAGCTGATTGGTTGATATCTACTTGGTCAAGATTACTTGTACCTACTTGTCTAATTGTTACAGTAACACTTCTAATTGAAGATACTTTATTCTCTAAGCAAGTTACGAATAACTCAGCTTGAGTCTGGTCATTACTGTTTTTGGTAACTTCTAACCAAGATTCTTCGATTGGGTCAATGGTTACTTCTACAAATTCTTTAGTTGAAGTTTGTGTACCATTGATTACCTTCGTTCTGTAAGAATTAACTACAATAGTATCGGGGTCTATCATCTTAGCTGGTACATTCAGTACCTTGGATGAAGGCTGAAATATATTAAAGGTATAATTCCAAGTAATACTTGCAGCTTGTTGTTCAACTGTCAAAGTTATCGAAGTATCACTACTACCAGTTTGAAATATAACGATATCTGCACTTCTTTGACTAGTAGTTGTATTCTCATCTACGGTTACTATGAGTGTATTAGATTGCTCTTCTACATGAATCCAACTTGGAGAACCCGGTATAGACGTAGTCCAAGTAGTATCTTCACTTTGACTTGTAACAGAACCGTTAACAATCTTATACCTTTTACTACTTATGGTAAAAGAGTAAGTACCACTAGGCTTAGCAGGCACTTGTTGATTTAAATCTTGAGTACCGTTATTTACCTTTAGTTCATAAGACCAAGCAACACTAGCACCTGCTTGAGTAGTTGCCATATCTACTTCCTTGCTACCATAGGTTAAAGTAAGACTTGCTCTACGAGAAGATTCAGAAGTATTTTCAGACAGAGTAATTCCTATATTATAACCATCTCCAGAAGCTTTGGTAATTTCTACATCGGTAATGTATGAAGATTTGGATTTTAGAGTTGGTGTAACATTATGCCAAGTAGAATCCTTACCATTAATTACATCATAATATCCCGACTTAACCAAACCAAAAATACTTCCTCCTACAGCAGGTGAATCACCAAAATTATCTACTACATCTAATACATCTCGAGTAGATATTGTACCAGCCGCCTGATTACAAGTGATACGAATCACTTTATTAGAACCATTCTGTTCGTATGATACTTGGCCACTCCTTGTAGAAGTAGTTTGGTTCTCTTGCATACTAATACTTGTTCCTAGTACAGTTCCAATATGTTCAGTACTTGCTGCATGTATATAACTTACATTTTCTCTAGAACCCTCTACCAAAGAACCATTAATATACTTTTCACGATAACTAGTAATAGTAATAGACTTAGCAGTACCCAAAGCATCAAAGCTTAAAGTAGTTGGAGAAGCAGTAAATGTATATTCCCATTCTACCAAATATGCACTTTGAGTTACCGTAACTTCTTTATAGACGGTATCCATAGTTGCCCTTACTACTACACTTCTTTGATTTGCAGTTGTGTTTTCTGCAACAGTCAAAGTAGTACCAGATAAACTAAATCCTGTACTAGCCGTAGGTATACTAAGTGTAGGAGTACCAATAGCATCTGATGCTGCATTAGTTGCACCTGAAGACCAATGATTAGTTCTTGGTGCCCTTGCACTTGCAGAGATTTGTGATGTACCACCTTGCTCAGTAAATGTACTTGGGTTTGCCGAAATAGAAACTACCCATGTACCCTGAGTTACGTTAGTTATTTTATTCTCTGCTTGGTATATATCAATTGAAGCATTGCCAGATTTACCCTTAAGAGTAACGGTTAATGTACGGCTTCCCAATTTAGTTCTTGCCTTTGCAGTCGTGCCCAGATTAGAACCCGATATGTTTTCGGACCATACTACTGAAGCTCCAGAACTTATAGTACCACCATCATCGGTTTTACCATTCCATCCCCAAAGTTGAGAATAAGTATAAGTAGGTGTAGCTGCAGTTCCTCCCGATGCAGGGATATCTGCAATGTTTCCCAGATATACTGTTGGTGTACCATAGGTTTTTACACCTGCTGCTTGGGTAAACGTTACTGTTACCTTTTTTCCTGATTCCTTCTGAGTACTGGTAAATGCTTGAGAACGAGAGTTTTCTGATTTATTCTCTAAAGCAGTATAGTGATTCTCATCATTCATGAATATCCATGATGGCAAAGCAGGAGATGAAAAATCTACATATACGGGAGTACCCACAGGTTTACCATTTATATACCTTTGCTTAGATGAAGTATACCCTGCTATTTCGGGAGTTGCAGAACCTCCTAAAGCCGAATAATTTAAATTAGGATTCTGAACTGAAAAGGTATACTCCCAAGTTTCAACTCCTGCATCCTGAGTAAATTGAACTGTTATCTGTTTACCTGACTCATTCTGAGTAAAGGTTAAACTTGCAGAACGTTGATTTAGAGTTGTATTTTCTGAAGCTTTATAACCTTCATCATAAACAATCCAGTCCGGATAAGCAGATTGGGTATAACCCACAGAAATAGTATCTCCGATAGCTACTCCATCTATCTGTTTTTGTTTAGTAGTACCTAAACCAAACCCCCGAGGAGTAGGATACCCTCCCAAAGCTGGGAAGTTTAAAACTGTGTCTACTACAGTAAAAGCATATCTATAGGTTACCTTATGAATATCAGAAAGTTGTACGGTTTCATTGTTTCCATAGGAACTGGCATTGGATATTTCCAAGCCAACGTAATTTTCTCCCGTTCCTGTAGGAGAGAGTGCCAACAATTCAGCCTTGGTAGGGCATTCATTTGAATCCTTACCAAGGCCTACTTTAGTTTTGACAGCACTCCATGTTGCTATCTCACCCATATTAATCTAAGTTTGTGAACAAAAGTTTTTCTCTTAATTCATCAATCTCGGCTTTCAGAAGTTTGATACCTTCGATTGCCAATACTGACATCTTAGAATAATCTACCTCTTTAACCAGGATATAGGTTTCTCCATCCTTTTCTACCTTTTCAAAGGCATCCGGATTAGGGACTGTTTCAGGTTTAACCGTATTCTCAGAAACTAATTCTGGGAAATGTTTTTCGATTGTCTGAGCAATTGTACCTATATCATGATTACCTCGAATCATAAATGAATCCGTAGGTATAGAGCAGATTTCATCGAGAGTATGTTCCAAGGGTTTAATGAAAGTCTTAAGTCTTTCGTCAGATTCTTTCCATAAACCAGAAGGAGCAGATACCTTCTTAAAGATAATCTCAGCAGTAGTACCCAATCCCAACTGGTCTCTTGTTACTCCATGAGGATTACTCATGTTCTGCATGTGAGTAGTAAGATTGGTTTGAGCATTGGTACCTGCAGCCTTGGCATCTGCAATAGCCGTAGCTTGAGCAGTAGATACTGGTTTATCTGCATCTGATGTATTGTTAACATTACCCAATCCCACTTGAGCTTTGGTTACTCCATGAGGATTAGATTTGTTAGCAATATGTAAATCTACCTTTTCATTTACATCAATATCTGCCTGAGCTCTAGTTGCAGCTTCATCAGTGATTAATTTCTCTACTCGAGTAATCTCTCCCTTACGGTCATTAACTTCTTTAGTGATATTACCTTGAAGAGTAGCATCTGCTGTTTCCAGTTCTGTCTTAGCATCAGCAATAGCTTTTTCCAGAGTAGTCTTCAGAGTAGCATCTGCATTGGTACGGTCTGTAACTTCCTTAGTGATACTTGCCTGGAGTGCATCTTTAGCAACTTTAATAGCAGCATCTCTATCCAATACCTCTTGAGCAATATCATCAGCCAATTCTCCCCTGATTGCCTCATCGGCAGCCGTTCTTGCAGCAACCTCATCTGAGATTTGTTTTGGTAAGGTAGTATCAAGTTTTACCTTATCTGCGGCAGTCATAACACCGGCCTTAGTAGTAGTAACTGCTGGTATACTAATAGAAGAAGATGGATTAGCCTTATAGATATTACCATTACCTTTAGAAGCTGAATCGTAAAGTAAGTTTACATTATTACCATTAGCCTCAAATCTAGCCAATGATGATACAGAATTTATTGGTAACCCGTTAGCTACGGCCTCAAGAGCTTTACCTTTAGCACCATCAAAGGCAGTACCAGTGATTTCACCGATAATTAATCCACCAGAAACGATCTGTACCCAAGTAGTACCTGACCAACGGAATTGATATCCGGGATGGTCTGGGGTAATATCATTATAAGATTTACCAGCTTCACCAACTACTGCGGTAGTATGGTTTTCATCTGTATACAGTTTGATGTTAGTTACCTCATTAGTATCTGATACATCATATGTAGCATATACATCAATTACATCATCTACATAAGAAGGTAGTTGACCTGCAGGTACTTTACCGTTTTCATCCAGAGATGCTAAGCCATTAGCCTGAGCTTTAGTTGCCTTGAAAGCATTCAGAGCAGCCAATACATCATTGATATCCTCAGTGAGTTCCGTTTTCAGAGCGGTATCAGCTGCAGTTCTATCGGATATCTCCTTATCAATCTTAGTATTTAGAGTATTATCGGCTGTTGTACGGTCTGATACCTCTTTATTGATTGCTGCCGTGAGTTCTTCTTTCAGAGCCGTGTCTGCAGCTTTACGGTCTGATACCTCTTTATTGATTGCCGTAGTAAGCTTAGTATCCAAAGCTTCGTCGGCAGCAATACGAGCAGTCTCCTCAGCAGTGATATTATCCTGAAGTTCGGATTTAGCAGTATTGATATTACCGTTAAGTTCATTCTTTAATGCTGTATCGGCTGCAGTTCTGTCCTGAACTTCTTTATCTATTTTAGCTTCAATACGAGCTAACTCAGCACCATCATCATCCGAAGAAGACTTAATCTGATTATCCAACTCTTTAACTGCTGCTATAAGATTCTCTGAACCAGCCAGATAATTGGTATCATCAAGTCCGGGTAATCCCAAATTATCGGTAAGACCAACAGCTGTTTTTACTTTGTTAATCTTAGTATCGGTTTCTGACTTGTCTACATTGATACGTTTTTGAACTTTACCGAAAGCCTGAGATGTAGTATCTGTAGCCTTGATTGCCAAGTCTGCAACGGTAGTACCCTCATTTTCAGAATAACCGTCCAATTTAATATCTGTACCATTAAGTACTGGATTTGAATCCAAACGATGAGTATTAATGGTATGTGCATTGGTTGCATCGATATTATCTTGTAAGGTTTTATCAGCAGCAATACGAGCAGTCTCCTCAGCAGTGATGTTCGTTTGTAACTGAGTATCAGCAGCTTCCCTTGCATCTTCCTCATCATCAATACGAGTACCAAGAGCATTATCGGCATTTGTACGGTCTTGGATTTCTTTATCGATTCTTGCACCCAATGCAGTATCTGCTTCAGTACGAGCAGTTTCTTCTGCATCGATATTATCTTGTAAGGTTTTATCAGCAGCTTTTCTTTCAGCAATCTCGGTATCAATACGAACTCCAAGGGCAGCATCAGCAGCAGTTCTTGCAGCTTCTTCTGCATCCAGGGCATCTTGGAGAGCCTTATCAGCAGCTTTTCTTTCTTCTGCTTCAGTTGCTAAATCGGTAGAGTTCTTATCAATCTTGGCTTCTAATCGAATATCTTCTGCCTTACGAGCAGCAATTTCGGTTTCAAGTAAAGCCTTAACTTCTAAGTAAGAGCCAGAGATATTATTCTGAATACCTTGGATTAATTCCAAGTTTCTCTGAATATTAGCCGAGTTCTGATTGATAAGAGCATCCTGGTTATTTGCCCTTGCCAATAGTTCAGTACGAGTTTCAGTAACATAAGTTCTTAAATCCTCTACTGTCTTGGTCAAGGTAGTACTCAAAGTAGTAAGCTTAGTATCCAAAGCTTCATCGCCTTCAACTCGTTTTTCGGTTTCTGTCTCAATCTTCGTAGTTAACTCATTTAACTTCTGAGTCATAGTTGTTGCAAAGTTGGGGTCATCACCGAGAGCCTTGGCAATTTCCTCAAGTGTATCCAATACACCAGGAGCAGAACCAATGATTTTCTGGATTGCAGCTTCTACCTCTGCTTCTGTTTGGAATCCTGAATCATTCAGAAGTTCAGAAACTTTTGTGATATAGTTAGCATGTTCAGCTATACCATTTAATTTCATCAGAAGGATATCGGTAAAGTCATTTGAAGAAAGTACTTTACCATCTACCTTGTCTACCTTCTTAGATTCAAGACCCTGGATAGCAGTTGTACGGTCTGATACTTCCTGAGCAATCTTATTCTCTAATAGGGTATCGGCATTCTTTCTGTCAGCAACCTCTTTATCAATATTTACCTGAAGAGCAGTATCCCCGGCTAAACGAGTATTGGCTTCATCAGATATATCCTTAGATAAACCATTTACTTCGTCTTTATGATTTGCTATTGCAGTATCCAAATTGGCCTGTATAGCATTTTCTCTAGCGGTTGCTCGGTCTTTCTCAGTAGTAATTGCTACCGTATTAGCATCTACCTTTGCTTTGATTTCATTTAAGCTTTCAGTAGAACCGGTTTCCAAGGAATCAATTCGGTCGCTTAATGTTTTATCTGCAGCTTCCCGGTCTTTAACTTCTTGAGTAACCTTACCTTCTACTCGAGTAATTTCTGAAGAAGTCTGTTGGCTTAAGTTAGATATCTGACCTTCAATTTTAGTTTCAAGGGCAGTATCTGCAGACTTACGGTCTCCAACTTCCTTATCCAAATTTACTTGAAGGATTTGGTCTGCTGCCTTACGTTCTGCTGTTTCTGTTCCCAGAGCAATATTAGTTGTATCAATACGAGAACTTAAATTGCTATCGCCATTAGTACGGTCCACAATTTCCTCGTTAACCATATCCTTAACTTCCTTGTAGTTATCGGCAATGGTTTTATTCATGGCAGTAATTGCCTCAGAGTTCTTTGTGATATTTGCTTGGTTAGTAGCAATTGCCGTAGTATTGGCATTTACTTGAGCAGTTAACTCATTCTTAACCGTATTGATAGCATCCTGGATTGATAAAGCCAAATCCGAAACTCGCTGAGTAAGAGCAGCAATATTATCGGTATGGGTTTTATCGGCATCCTTTCTATCGGAGGCTTCTTTATCAATATTTGCTTGCAGGGTAGCATCTGCATCTTTACGGTCTTGGATTTCTTTTGCCAAGTTATCCTTAACTACCTGAAGAGCAGTGTTCCCTGTTTCAGAAGAATTATCTACATACTCCTTAAGTTCTTCCTTAAGAGCAGCATCAGCTTCCTTACGTTCTACAACTTCTTTATCGATATTGGCTTGTAATGCTGTATCGGCTGCAGTACGGTCTTCTATTTCTTGGTTTACCTTTTCGGTAATTGCTGCCAACTTCTTTGTGATAGTTGAAGCAAAATTAGGGTCATCTCCTAATGCTTTAGCAATCTCTTCCAGAGTATCAAGTACTTCTGGTGCAGAACCAATAATCTTTTCGATAGCTGCCTCTACTTCGGCTTCTGTTTGATAACCAGCATCATTTGCCAATTGAGATACAAGGGTAATGTAATTAGCATGTTCCTCGATTCCATTCAATTTGGCAAGCAAGAGATCTGTAAAGTCATTCTTAGTTAAAGAATAACCTTCTCTTTTATCTACTTTCTTGGAATTAAGGTCGGCATCTGCAGCAATACGAGCTTCCTTCTCAGCTTCGATAGCAGCAAGTACATCAGACTTATCACCATCAGTCTTTTCACTTAAGGCAGTTATCTTCTGGTCAAGGATTTGGTCCTGAGCAGTACGAGTTGCAGCTTCGGAATTAATATTAGTCTGAAGAACTTGGTCTGCAGATTCCCGAGCTTGAGCCTCTTTATCGATATTTACCTGAAGAGTATTATCGGCATTAGTACGGTCAGCTACCTCTTTGGTAATTGAATTCTGAAGAGTTTCATCGGCAGCTTTGCGATTTACTACCTCATCAGAAAGTTTACTTTCTAAAGCAGCATCACCAGTTTGACGATTGGTGATTTCTTCAGTTAGTTTCAACTGAATATTTGCATCGGCATTTGCTCTCAATTGGGCTTCTGCCGCAATATCTTGTTTGAGCTCTGCCTTATCATTGATATGCAAGGTGTTCAGTTGGTGAATACTTTCAGATAAAGCATCATCAGCAGTTTTACGAAGCTCAGCTTCTTTATCTACCAAGTCTTTAGCATAAGCTTTAGCTTCTGCCAATGAACCAGTAGTTTCATTTCTGAGGTCTGCAATGTCAGCAGTATTCTTATCGACTTTTGCTTCTACCTTATCTATCTTATTAATAAGGTTAGTAACTGCAGTGTCGATTTTATCATTAAGTAAATCCACTGCCTTGATGAAATTAGAGTTAACCTCACTAATTTGGGTACTCAGTTTCCCTTCCTCCTCCTTAGCTCGGTTAACTTCATCTGTCAGTGCATTACGTAAATCCGTTAGTTTGTTGGTAATTGTAGTAGCAAAGTTCGGGTCATTTCCCAATGCTTCTGCCAATTCCTTTAATGTATCAAGTGCATCATCAGCACCATCAATCAAATCACTGATAGCTTGTCTTACCTGTTCTTCAGTTTGGAACTTAGTATCATTCTCCAACTGAGAAAGCTTAGTGATGTAGTTTGCTCTTTCTTCAATGCCCTCCAGTTTCTCTTTGAGTTTATCTGTGAAGTCATTTTTAGATAAGTCGTATCCTTCTCTCTTATCTACCTTATTGGCAATAGAAAGAACGAATGCCCAGAACTCATTAATAGTTCCGGCAAACCCAGCCTTTACGAAGTCATCAAAATAACCTTGTAAAAGTCTTTGGTCAATTTCTTCATTTGTGTAATACTTACTTACGTACATATTGTTATTATTTTAAGGATTGATTACTTGCTTACCACAGAAGAAGTCAGAATTCTTATCTCTGAATGGTTCTCCTTCTTTTCCACAGAAGGCATTCATTGGAATATCTGGATGTTCTGGGTCTGGGTCTCCCCCGTCTTCAATATCACCTCTGATTATTGCATAATCTGGAAGTTGATTGATACGGAATTTTATCACCTGGCCAATACCCGGATGAGGTATTATCTTATCCCAAACTTCTCCAAAGTAATCTTGAAAGCAAGTAACAAACTTACCTCCAGTCATAGACTGGAATGTAGTAACGTCTAAATTACTTTTCTTACTTTCAATATGTACTCCAGATGTACCGTTCAAGACAATCAGGTTACTGTCAAACCAAATACCGTTCCCAGTATTAATTGGTTTCCATCGTAACATTAACATCTTTGCCATATACTTTTCAATTTTATTCTACGAATTGTATTTTGGTATCTCGGTCCCTTTTTAGGATAACCATGAAGACTAATGCTTCATCCTTGGCTTGGGCAACTTGTGTATCTCCCGAAGGTTTATAAGTGATACCATTAATTACAAATCTATCTTCAGACCAGTTAAAATCCCAATAGCCTTCTGGAGTTAAATATCCCAGTTGTTCTATATATGATTTAGTAACCAGTATTGATAAATTCTCATCATCGAGTTCTCCAGTTACTGTTGCCTTATTAATAGGCCAGTTTCTGAAGGCATTGTAATAACATAATGCCTCGATTGGTATATTATAATATTTAGGGATTTCATCTTCTCCATGACTTAGGAGTTGATTTACATTCTTTGCCCAAGTTATAGTTTGCCTACCAGCATCTATATCCAAGAAATCATTTATAATCTTCTTGTATCTATCCCAAGACCGGTTCTTAACCAATCTATGAGGAGTCTTGGTCATCGTTTTCTAATTAAGGTTCTACCATTACGTTTTACTGGAGAGCTGGGGTTTGGCCCATCTATTAATCCAGGTCTTCTTCTGTCTACTACTCTTGGAACTACTACATGACTTGATTGGTCACAGAATGGTAAGTAGATTTCCAATCGTCCAGCTAACATACAAAGGTTTTTTCTTAACTCGTCTATGATACCACCAGGTTGCATTGCTTGAGAAAATGTTTTCCATAGGGAAGATGTTGCATCGGCAAGTGTATCATAGTACTGTACTTCAGTAGGCCCAGTTGTGATTTGTTTGATTCTATCACCTCGAGCTTGTTCCGGTTTAGAAGAACCATCACCAACTTGTTCTTTGGTTGAAGTAAGTTGACTTAGGTATTCTCCTGTACTTGTTAATAAATTAAGGAGCTTAACATTGAGATAATCCCATGCTGCCAATTCCATAATTAATTGGTTTTCTAGAGCTTCATACATTAACTCATCATTATATTTATCCAGTGGGATAATATGATTTACTAGCGGTTGGATATATAACTGCCATTTAGTTATGTACATTGCTTTCTCTTCTGATGACATACCATCTGAGATTTCTGAAGGAATGTAATAATTGATTAGATTATATATACTATCAGTTAATGTAGTTTTGGACTCGGTATTTACAATTATGGTTTTAGTTGCATTTAAGTTAAGTCCTTCGGAGTTCGTTATGTTCAACGCTACTGTATAGAATCCGGACTTTTCATAAGTATAAGTAGGTTGTTTAACATCATAAACGGACCCCTTATCATCACCAAAGTCCCAGTCAAAAATGGCCTTGGCTGGGACTTTGGTTAATACTCTAAATGAAACTTCCAGACCATTCGCAATAGCTACAAAGTCTAGATTGTCCATGGTATCTTATTTTTTAGATTCTTCGAACTCTTCCAACAGAACCTGAATCAGAGTTTCAACTGTATCACCTTTGTCGGCAACAATTTCGTGACGAGCAGCGATAAGGGTTGCTTCTTCGAGAGTATAGGCTTTGGCAATCTTTTTGATTTCCATACCCTTTTCGAACTGAGTATTCAGTTTCTTTTCCAACTTATCGATGTCCTCATTGGAGTATTTGTCGGTAGCTTTCTTATCAAGAACCAAACGAAGGTGACCTGAATTCAAAGCCATCTGAATCTTTTTGGTTCTGTATTGACGAGCACTCAATTCTTTTTCTTCTCCTCTACAAATTGTAATACCTGTAGATTGGTCATGGAAGCTGTAAGCTTTAGCACCTACAGTTACTTTATATTTATTATCCATATTACTAAGTTTTTAGATGTTTAAAATTAGGGGTAGGTCCTCGCAAAACCTACCCCATTGAGAAATGGAATTATTTGTAAAATAAACCAGGTGTAGTATTACTCAAGGTTAACCAAGAGATATGGGTCAATGTTCATGAATTCAGGGAATCCGAATTCAGTGAACTTCTTCTCTGCAGACAGAATCAATGCAGCATCCTGATACATCTTAGAGAAGCCTGTAGTCAGAGTAGCATAGATTGCCTGAGTCTGATTTGATACGATTCTTTCTGATTCAAGCATCAACTGTTTTGCAGTCAGTTTAATCAAAGCAGCAGTTGTATCAATCAACAGCAAACCTTGGTCAGGTGTTCCCGGGTGAATATAGAAGTTAGCATTCTTAGGTACAGGAGACTTCACATTCAGTGTAGCTTCAGTTGTACCAGAATGACGTTCTTTGAATTCCGGCAAGTTCAGCATTTCGATTGCCTGGTCTTCACCACCAATCATAGTAGTAAAGTTACGTCCCATACGAGCAGCTCTTACCCAGATATGTAGCAAGTCTTTGTAAGTGATACCATTCGTAGTTTCATATACACCGATAACCGGAGCAGATTCTGAACCATCAGGTTTGTTACCATTGATAACAACATCCATGGCCAGAGTATCCATTGCATAACCAAGCTGAACACCGAAGTCACGAAGGTAGATTGCCAATACATCCAGAGATACGTAGTTACGAACTTCATCAGTAAGTTTGAATCCCTTACCAATTTTGAAGAGACTTACTGATTTCTGTCCAAAGCTTACATCTCCCAATGGGATAGTTTCTGCTTCGTTAACCTTTGCAGGTGCAGCATCGGACATATTAATCATCGGCATGATTGCGCTAAGACCACTGATTGACTGGTCAGATGCAATAATCTCCGGATAGAACGGAGCTTGACGCATACCAAGAGTGATAGCAGAACGAATGATTTCCGGAACAATCCAACGAACATCTTGCTGAGGCATCGTGAAGATGTTTTCCATTGTGTCGATTTTCGGATTGATATCCAACTTCTCGAACAATTCATCTTGGGTAATACCCCATTTACCAGTGGTAAGTTCACCTAATGTGATGTCCACAGGTTTTTTGTTCTGTGAACCTTGACGGTAAGCATCCAACTGCTGTACCATTTGAGGAAGTTCTTTTGCGAAGTCTTCTCTCTTCAATTTTGAAATATCAACTTTTTCCATGTTTCTTCTTCTCTTATTTAATAAGTACTTGAATTACCTCGTTTGCCTCATCTGCAGGTGTGATGGCAATGAAAGGTGTAGCATCTGTTGACTGGTTTGCTTTTACAAATCGGCCGTTCAGTAAGTCACCAGAGGGAACTACATATCCTGCTTTTAAGTCAGCAGCATTAGATACCCAGTTACAAATCATGTAACCTTCTACAGCAACAGTTACCTCTACTGGGAATTTGTTCTGTGCCTGGTAAGCAGGATTTACATTGTCGGTTACTGCCACTCCGATATATACCTGAGTAGATTCAGTGTAAGGTTCAATTAAACCGTCTTCTCCAAGAGCTACCGGCATACCTTGCAAAATTGTTTCACCATCTTTTACACAGAAAGCTTGGTGCAATTTGTGTGATTCACTTTTGTAAATCACCGCTCTTGGGGTCTTTTCCCCAAACAGCGTCATTGGCTGGTCTTTGTTTACGATTTTAGTCATAACAGTGATATTTATCGATTATTACTTGAATTTCTTCTTATACAAGTCTTCGAGGGTTTCCGAAGTAGACTTGGCTTCTGCATTCGAAGTAGTTGCAGGTTTCTGAGTTCCAGTCTTTTCATCATTCTCTGCAACAGAAGAAGCACGGCTTACATCATGAGAACCACAGCTTGCACATACCATTGGGAATTTTTCTTCCAGACGACTCTGATAATCCTTAGTTAAGGAGATGAGAGTAACGATGCCAGTAGTTTCGGCATTCAACATTGTAACAATAGTTTCATCGGCTTTGTCACCCATCAACTTCTTGTAAGTAGTAACAGCATTTTCACGGAGAGAAGCAATGTGATTCTTTCCTACAGTTGCCATTTCCTTCAAGTTTGCAACTTCTGCATTCAGGTTGGTAATCTGTTCTGTAAGAGAAGATTTCTCTGTAGTAAGATTATCTACCGTTGTCTGAAGACTGTTTTTGGATGATACCAAGCTTTGAATACAAGAAATAACTTCTTCCTGAGTCATTTCTTTGCCCTCTGCCAGAGATAACATGTTATCTCCGAAAAGCTTTTCTAAAAATTCTTGCAATTCTTTGTTCATATTTTCTTTATTAGGATTATGATTTTCTTGGGTACCATTATCATTAAAAGAATCTGGAGTATTGTCCTTTTCTTGGAATGAGTTGAAATCCGTTTTGTAGTCAGTAAAGAAATACTGTTTAGACTTATCATCTCTATATTCTTCGTATGAAGCCCAAGTTCTCTTGGCAAAATTGGGATTAATGATTTTACCATCATCCCCAATCTTCTGAGCAAAAGCATCAGCTCCATGAGATACCAAAGAGGTTTCTAAGTATCTTACTACTTCAGTAACGATTCTTCGTACCATAACTCCCTTAGAATCATAGGTACCCAGTTTCTGGTAGAATTCGTTATCTTCCATATTTGGGTGAGACTTATCCCACTTAAACTGTACTGTTACTGAGTTAGAATGGATAGATGGAGGATCCATAAGAATGCCTCTAGCAATTCTTGGGTTAGCTTTACCATCAATCTTCAAAATACCGTTGATACCTGCAGGTATAGTAAAGCTTCCATCCTTATAAGACTCCTGCCACATTACTTGAGATACAGCTCCAATTGCATTACCAATATTTGTTTCATGGTCGCAATTTACTGTTTGCCCGAGTAACAGTTTCATGGAAGCCTTAAGTACTCCATTCTGACCAAAGTCAGTAGGATTCCAGTTCTTGGATACAATCGTTTCAGAAAGTAACCTAAACATTGGTTCTATGAACTCTTCGTCCTTCGGAGTAAGTTCCGATTTATCAAGGTTTGGATAATAGGTATTATAATCTATATCCCCTCCCCAAAATCCAAATTGAGCAATGGTATCCGGTGTCGGAGTCTTCCATTTGTAATAATTCTCTGAGAAAGCCTGGGCTCCAACTGCTTCTGGGATATACCCAGCCATAATGGTATGACCCTGGCCAATCACCATTGAATCAAGATGCTCTTTGTTTCTTTTAGTAAATTTACTCATCTTGCTTTTGTATTTTGGTCTCCACGAGATGGAGCCGGATTAGTTTTATCTCTTGACCTACGAGCAGATTGATTTTTATCATCTTGCCTTTGCTTCTTCTTAGTTCCTTCTTGAGGGTCTGAGTTACCGCCTTTAGCAAATTGGTCCTCAAGTGAAACTCTTGGTTCATTCTCATCAGGAGAATCATAACCCATTGCCCAAGCATATTGGTCTTGGCTAATGATACCAGCCTTATATAATAAATCCAGGTTTTGGATTTTATACTGAAGACCCTGTTGAACCTTAACTTCATCAGAGATAGTTGAAGTTCCCCATGATATCTTTATCCCCTTATTATCAAAGCCTGCCAGACGCAGTTCTAGAGAATAAAGAAAATCTAATACATAAGTTACAAGCATTTGGATATTTTTTAACTGGCTGATTAACTTAGACAGCATTATACCCGTTGCTCCTTCTCCTGTTGTTGAACTAACTCCAATAAGGTTTCCATTAACTCCCAAACCATTTGCAACTGATTGCTGATTCATATTCCAGGGTTTCTCAATATTACCAAGTTCCTTGGTAGTTGAATTGAGTTTAAACTCATGGTCATCAATGTAACCAGTTACTATACCATCTTTCATACCATTACGAAGATTTCTTTTCAAATCTTTTAAGGTACGTTCAAGACGGGATTGATAAGCTTGTAAGCTTTCATTTGGATTCTGGTCTGGTTTAGTCATCTTAGCTTCCAAGAATCCTACCATACCAACCATCTCCATTATGTGTTTGAAGTTAACCTTCATATCATGTTGACCTTTTAATGAATCCAATGCTGCCATAAAAGGAGGAATCCCATAAGGTTCATCGGTATCATTAAACATACCAGCATACACATAAGTTTCTGGGTTTAGTTTGATATAATCTTGGTGCTTAACAAAGTAATTCTTATTCCTCTGGTAAGGAGAATATACTCCATTGTTCTCCCTTTTGAAAACAATGTTCTCTGGTCTAAGGAATAAGACTGTGTCCAAACCATCCAACATATCATTGGGAACTCCTTCAACAGATATAGCTCCACTAACAAGGCATTGTACAATCATCTTATTAACTAGACCATCTATACCAGCAGTATACCTAGACCATTTCTTTGTAGCTTCGGTAAGATGTTTTCTCATCTTATCTGCTTCGGCATCTGAATTATTTGGGAATGTTACCGTATGACCTGTGTTTGCCAACTTAAACATATCCTGCAAAGCAATGCCCATATCCGGATTTACCTTATATAAATCACGAATCAAAGGGATTACTTCAACACGAAAAGAAGGATCTACCATTACGGTCATCCCTTTCAGAGTACTGAGTAAAGAGTTATCTTCATCTACTGATACTCTACCAGGAGATATAGCAGCAGCTTTTGGCTTGCTTGGCTCCTTGTTTGATTCGGGAGGTGGGTCTTTCTTTCTACCCCAACTCCAATTAAAATTGAGCTTTTTCATTTCGGTTGTACTATTACGTTAGTTTTTCCTTTTCTTATGTGATTACAGATTGCTTTACCGAATATAGAGTCATCTGCATATACATCCCCCTCTAGGTCTACATCTACTGTAGAATTATTAGCTCTATGCTTACCCATTGCAACTGGCCTACCTAAACCATCATATATAAAGGTATATGCTTCTTGAACAAAGAAAGGGTCTTTAACAGTAATATTATCTTCTCGAATATCCTGTTCAAGTCCCTCTACAATAACAGAACGGTTCTTTTGTGTAGTTAACCATCCTGGAGATTTATCTACCTCAGGTCTAGATTTACCTTTCTTCTTAAGCATTTTCTGATAATAATACAGTTTAGGATAACCTTCAGTTTGAAGAGCAGAAGTTACTGCTAATCCAACATCATTGGATTCTGGAGCAATGGTAGCAAAGTTAAACAAATGCCCTGTATCTCCAAGTAACCTTGCATATTTATCTACTGAAAGTCTACCTTTGAATACTGCTTGTTCTTCTCCTTGTTTATCCATGCAAGTAAATGCAGAGTAGTCAGAAGACCTACCAGTTGAAACGTCAGCACCAATGAAATATTCCTTATCTGGTGCTGGTTCTAAGAATTGCCGATATTGACCATTGAATCTTTTCTTAATAACCGGATAATCACTAAGACAGTCTTCGATAGCTTTGATATCAGCTAAGTCGAAGACCGTATTTCCAGATGATAAGAAGTCACCATCGATTTCTTGTGCAGTTCTTTTTGTTCCAAGAGCAGAAGACATTTCATTGTACCAATTAATGTCTCGTTCTGGGTGCATTTGCCAATACAATCGTAGTGGGTTAAATGGATTCCCACCTGCAATAGCATCAACCCAAGTAGAATGGTAAAAGTTACCAACTCCATAAGGAGTGGAATTGATGATAGCAGCTCCACCAGTGGAAAGAGTAGGGAAAGCGGCTGCCCAAATCTGGGCTGCCCATCTAACTACTGCTGCTTCATCAATTACCAATAAGGATAGGGATTCCGAACGACCAGCTTCAGAAGACGTTGGGATAGATTCTATGAATGAGCCATTATCGAACTCTATCATTGATGCAGAACCATATTCTCCCGAACGACCATTTATAATCGGTGTCTGTAAATACCATGGCAGGTTTTTGTACATGAACTTAATCTTCTTAAGTACCTTCTTTGCTGTTGTGTCCTTGATTGAGATAATGTTAATCTTCTTGTTAGGATGATACATTGCCAACCATAGGCAGTACATAGATATAAGCTCCGTAATACCTGCCTGCCTGAACTTAAGCAGAATATTGAAACGTTCTTTTACGAAATTATACAGAACCGATTTTTGATATGGGTAAAGTTCGAATCTTACCTTTCCCCTCATAGGGTGTATCACATAAGTGAAAAGGCTAAAGTAAAAAACATCATTACTAACTTTAGCAAGTGTTGCTAGTTCTTCCCTTGTAAGAGCCGATGTGTTAGTTTCTATGTTAATCTTCTTTGCCATAATCAAAAGTTATATGTTACTGAAAACTCTAAGTCAGCTTTTATTCCCGAAAAGAACTTCGGATAATGAAAAGCATTTATACCGAGTTTATAATTGAAATTAGTAGTCTTGATTGAAAGGCCTGTCCCTATGTCTAACATTTGATTAAAGACCCTATATTTACCATAAACGTATGGACTTAGAGTTAGTTTTCTAATTCTTTTTTGAGTTAATTGACCTTCATACCAATTGTACTTATACTTATCTAAGTCCATGTTAAACATTCTCGTTGAATAGGAGTTTGTTTCTTTGTTGAATAAACTTAGATTCAATTGGTTTTTATCCAAGGTAAATTGGACCAGAGAATCTTCTCTACTAATCCTATTCGAAGTAACCGCTGTTGAATCAGAAGCCTGGGGTTTAGTCGAATTGCTACTGTTTCGATAGAAGTCGTAGAGAAGAATTCTCTGGGGCTGAACCAATTGTGTATATGGTGATTGGGGCTTGAAGTTCTCTTTCAGTTTGATTGTATCAGGAATGCCAATGACCGATGAATCAGGAAGTTGTCTGATATATGAATTCAGTTTGTAATTCCTGAAGCAAAGGTAAATAGTAAATCCTAGTAGCAAAAGGAACACAAAGTTCTTCCACTTGTTTTTATCTGTTTTCATCATCGCGAAAAATTAAATTATTACTAACTATCGGTAATCGCTTTGCGATTACCTTTTATCGAACGTAGTGAGATAAATTTCTATATCCTAAAACATATATCCAATATCTACTACAAACAATAGCTATATACGCATATAAAAATATAGATATATATACGTAGTATATTATATATCTATATTTTTCAAAAGGCGGTTTGGACTAATATATACTTTAGTATATATTAACATTGAAGTGTACCTCTATAGCCAACTCTCCATTTTTAGACGACTTCACACTATTACCATTTGAAATTATAAATTTTTATCCTATGAAACAAGATAACATTCCTGGGTTTCCAGGTTACTACATTTCAAAACGAGGTAGATTGTTTAGTAGAATCCAATTTGCTTATGATACAGGTAATAAGGGTTGTAGAAGAGTATATACTCAAACTTGGCATGAAGTTAAGCCTTACTTAAAGAAAACTGGTAAATACCAAGTATCTCTTTACAAACCTAATGATAGGAAAGTATATACAGCTCAAATTCATAAGTTAGTAGCTAGAGTATACATCCCAAACCCATTAAAATTACCATTTGTATGTCACAAGGATGATATAGGTACTAACAATCATTATAAGAATCTTCAATGGGGTACAGCTAAAGATAATGCTCAAATGAGAGAATATAACCATCGGGTTAGAGGTATAAAGAGACATAAACCAAAAGGATTCATGTCTGGTAACTCTAATCCAATGTATGGAAGTATCCGTATAGGTAATGCTAGCTCATACACTCCCAGTGATATACTCTATTGGTATAAGTCTTATGAAGCTGGTTACTCTACTTCCGATATTTGTAAACAATTTAAAGTACCTTATAGAGTGGTAAACCGTAAGATTAAACTGATTAATTCAGATAAATCTAAATACCTTACTTATTTAACTCGGCTCGTTTCAAGCAACGTTTAAACCATACCGAAATTTCATAGACCGAACCTTTAGCTATGGTATACCTTGCTTTGTTTAACCAGTAAAGGTAATTCTCTTGGTCAATGTAAATCTTAAACTGTTTGGGAAATCCCATGATTGCCTTGAAATCCAAAATCCCAAGAGGGTAACCATCAGGTCGGAACTGTCTATCAGCAGGTCTTAAAGTTAGAGGAGCTTTATCTAACTCCAATCGATACACTCCTGGGAGAGTACTCATCTTTGCAGTTTTAATGGGCCATTTCTTCTCGTTCTTGAAAGCACTATTCCATAATACTTGAATCTTCTCAACAGTCAGATTCTTCTTTTCAGGGAGTTTTCGATAATCATACATCGCCAAAGTTTTTTCTATTGGGATATTATAATTACTCCCGTAAGGAGATACAAAGAGCAAGTCTCTAGTAAGTTTTGGAGTTTTTACTTGGAATACTTCATCAAAAGCATTCAAGTATTTCTTACCGGTTTTCTTATGCACTCCAATGATGATTAGACGTTTCCTTGATACTTGAGAGTTCCCATAATCAGAAACGGACCTTTCGTGAAAAATAAGTTTATAGTCCTTAAAGGCTTCCTGGAGGTATTTATTGGGTAAGAGAGATAGCAAACGAGGCAAGTTTTCAATAAGAAAAATCTTAGGTTTGTAATAATTGATTCCCTCTATTACTAGATTTAAACTTCGGTTATCTTTGGGTTTACCCAATTCTTTAACTTTTGAAAGCCTCATAATAGACGATGCGCCGCAATCCGGGCTTGATATTATTATATCTACTTTCTCATCAAACTCTTGTAAACAATATCCTTTGTAGAACGGTACATCCTTAAAATTAGCCTTCCATTGCTCTTCTCCAGGAGTATGGAATACTCCTCGAGGTTCTATATTCCCTAATAGGTGCTTCCTAAAAGGGAAGAGCAGACCGCCCTGGCCTGCACTTATCCCTAATACATTCATTTCTTGTAGCTTCTAAGTTTTACATACTTAACCCAGGAATAATGTTTACGTTTTCTGATATATTCCAGGTCGTGGTCATTGTTATGGGCTTCTTCCTCAAAACTTACATCATGATATCTTTCGCTTTGTTTGTTCCACTTAGCAAAGAACATGATGATTAAGTACTCGATTGCATACCATAAGTAGTAGAATATCCACAACATCTCTTGCATTTGTTTGAGATGAATGTGCTCATGGTTGTAATCATAGGTGTCAAACTTAGCACCTTTTCTCACAAAGACAATTCCGAATAAGTTCATTGCCTTGTATCCCTTAAATGGGATGAATTTGTTGTAAATTACCTTCATTATATCTTGTTTTTAAAGTTTTCGTAAGCGTTTTTTAACTTCTGGTCATAAGCATTTTCAGCATAACCAGGACCATTATACTTCCGAGCAAAGCCTGCCCAGTCATGTTCCTTCAAATTCTTCAGACAACTGGTGTTATTCATGTAATAATACATGAGTTTTAACTGACTTTCATGAGATTCCTGCATCTTTTTCACGAATTCGAAGACGTCTTTACAGCCACAATAGAGGTGATTGAAGCCCATAATCTGAAACATTCCCCAAGAAGCTGACTTCAAAGCACATTCTTCGTCAATTTTCTTGGCAATTTCAAGTCTTTTGTACTCATTTGCTCCTCCTAAGTACTTCGATTTATCCCATTTTGGGAAACAAATGGTAGGATAACTCTTTTGAGCGGCTACTGACTTGTCTAAACCGAACTTATTTTTGATTTCTTTGTACATAATGTGACCTTCAAACAGAATTTGAGGTCTACCATCTACTAGAAATCCATCTCTACCTGCTCCTTCAACCAGTTGTACTGCCTTTAAAAGAGCTGGCTCCAGTCCTAAATCATTGGCCAGAGCCACAATCATTTCATTAGTTAACTTATCCATAACGTTATATTTTAAAGTTCATTAAAGAAAAGAAAGTATTGCGTATACCTTATCTGGATGATAGTTAGGAGTTCTATTATCTTATATAAATTTATAATAATATGGAACAGAAACTCACATGTCACTTATGTAATTCACCCTTAAATTTGGATGATTATGATTTAGCCAAGACAGTACCTCAGTTAATGAAGGAAAAACAACTTTGTTTTCAATGTGCTTTTTGGCATAGAATTATTGAATCGGATAAAACTCTGATAGAGGATTCTAATTACGAAATGATTCCCTTGGTTACACCTTATTTTCAGCATTATTCTATTCACTTAAATAAGATTTGGTTAGAGGTTGCTACCTTTAGAAGAGAGTCATTGGGCTCAACTAAGAAATATATTGCTGCAATGGTAAAAGATAAAGTATACATTGGTTCGTATAATAATTGGGGATTCCAGGGAATAATTCCGGCACACTTAAGAGAACTTTTTACTCCAAATGGTATAATCCTAACTCCAGAACAACTAGATGACTTACTTAATCGGAAATCCTTTACCGCAGCAGATTTAAAAATTCTTATTGATAATTGCATTAAATCAGATTAATTTTGTATATTTGCATAAACAATTTAATAATAAAGATATGAAAAAGAACAAAGAAACCAAAAAGCTAAAGGAGGGTGAAGAAGTCATTTTCTCTGACGGCAAAACTCTTATGGAGAAAGTAACTGTAGAATCTATCGATAAGAAAGGTGGGTTTGCAGTACTGAGTAACAAAGTAAAGGTATCAAGAACCCTGGGACCCGATGGATTCTATACAAGGTTAGATGGTAAATCAAGTATAATATTACCTCTAACAGATAAATCTGAATTGGATTACCAAGCCTTCAAATCTTATTTCTCTATTAAGAGAAACCTGGAATTTATCGAAGCCAAGATAAAAGATATGAAGGATAAAGAGTTCAGCGAATTAATAGTAGAGTTAGATAAGAAGATATCCAAAATCGTAAATAAGTACTTTGAACAATGATAACCTGGATAATCTTAGGCATTATATATGCCATATGTTTTATACCTGCATGGTTTATGACCAGAGTAATTACCTCATCCCACCCAATGAAAAGGGTGGGGTTCTTTTTCCTAACTATCTGGTTAATCATGCCTCTATTTCCGATATATTTACTAATCACATATTTTAATAACTATGAACAGAGAAATAACAACGAAGAAGGTAGGTAGGCAAAAGAAGCTTACCAACCCATGTCCAGTAATTAAGGGAGAAGTACAGATAATGGTAGGAAGCCCAAAGTGTATTACCTGCCAATGGTTTGAAAGAAAATTAGAGAAGGATGGAAAAGCCTACGTACACTGCAATCGATTATAATTCCAAAGAGAATAAGGTAATCGAAGAAAGGATAAGAAATTACTATCTTCCAGTAAAGAATACATTTGAAGCAGTCCTATATGGAAGGCTTAATATACCCGATTCTCCAAGAGGATTATGTGCTGACCTAATTGATGTAAGCAGAACTATCAGTAGAGAATTTGCATTAGTCGAAGAAGTTTTCCTATGGAGACATGTAATTAAACCATGGTTCACCCCACAAAGGTTTAATATCGAGATAGTATACTTTGGTTATTATAACCCTACCATCATAAAATTGCAAGGAGAAGGATTAAGAATTGAAGGTAGGATATGGTATAGAATGCCATTAGAAAACCTAGAAGGACATGAATACCTTCTGGGAACAGCATTCTGGTTCCCTGTATCTAAAGAATATAATGATAACCGTATTAAAATACTAGAGTGTGCCTTAGAGGATTTAGAGAGAATTAAAAGGGAGGGAGAACCTAAGCTCCCTCCCATTACCGAAGATGAACCTATAATGTATTGAGTATGGAAGATTTAGCAAAGCTTACCCAAGAGGAAGAGAAAATCCTTATGCTTACCGAAGAGATTTGGAATAGGTTTTTGGCATTACCTATCAATCATCCGATGGAAATGGATGAGATGGCAATTAAGATACATGATATCCAGAGGATGATTATATCTAGGCCTGGATTTAGGTTGAATCAAGAAATGTTTAATCAGTATGGTAAAGGTAACAGTGATAAGGGATGATGACCATAAGAGAATCCTAAGATGTTCTGAAGGCAATAGGATTTGGTATCGGTTATGGATTAATCCTGAGGATATGATGAGAATAGAACCATTATTAAAAGGAGGAGATAGGATTTGGATGGAAGAACTTGAGATGTATTATACTTTCTTCTATGAGATAAGGAATGGTAGGAGGGTCTTAGGGAAGAATAGGATTAAGGAGATATTAGATATCCTTTTATAGGATGAATGCCAGGGATGTTAGGTCTCTGGCTTCTTTGTGTGTGCATGTGTGGTTGTGGTGTCTTGGTATGCCTTTATCACGAAAGCCTAAAATTTCCTGGTACTAAAAGGGCCGAACGGTTACGTTAAAATTAACATTCAAAAATAAAAAGTAAGGGACAAACATTTATTCATTTGTCCCTTTCAATTTTAAATTAATTCAATCAAAGTAATACATGTATCTTTGTTTTGCAAAACAAATAATTCGCTATCGTCGTTTTTTCTTGCATAAACATTGTAATAATCTGATTCAATTATTTTTTTGTGTCCGTCTTGCAAAAGCAATTTATTAAGATTTTCAAACGTTTCACTTAAACGTTTTTCTGTTTCTTCTTCGTTTTGCAAACTTTCGCTTTGCATATCTAACACCGAAATATTTATTTGTCCGTCGCTCTTTGCTATCGAATGATTTAAAAATTTCTTTAATAGTTCTTTGTTCATATCTTTAAAATTTTAAAAAGGGAAAGATTTAATCTTTCCCTTTGCAGTTAGTTACTTGAAATTCTTAACAATATTCAAACCTTTTGTAAGAACTTCTTTTTTTGTGTCCTTTGTATTTTCGCTTGCAATAGACGCAAAAGAAAAATCATGAATTTTATAAACTTGCTTATAAAAATCGTTGAAAGCTAAAACAAGTGTTTTTAATTCATTTTGTTTCTTTTCTTCTTTTGCTTTGCAAATCGAATCAAGCAAAGAAAAAGTTGTATTTCTTAATTTTTTTCGATATGCTTTTTTTTGCTTTTCGTTCAATTCAGCAAACAGAGATTCAACATAAATTTCTGTTTTCTTTCCTAAAGAAGTTTTTAAAAGTCCGTTTGTTTTTTCATTAAGACTTTTAAAAATACTATCAACTGATAGTTTAATAGTGCTATTTGCTTTTGCTTGCGCTTTTGCTTTATTTGCACTAACTTTGTTTACTTTGTTGTTAGCAACTTCTTTTTCTACTACTACATTCTTTAATTCTTCCATAATAAAATACATTTAGTTTTTAAGTTTATTTTATTATATCCTTTTCTCTATAAAACTAAATGATTTATAAGAAAAAGAGAAAAGGAATATTTAAATTAAATTGTTTCAAAATGTCAAACGATAAAATACTATCAATACAAAAGTAGTTTTTATTTCTCTTTTTGTATTACAAAGATACAACTTATATTTTAATCTACAAAATTTTTAGAGAATTTTTTCTTTAAAAATAATTAATCAAAATTTTAAATATCTCTTTGCTTTTTCAACACTACAAAAATAAGAAATATCTTTGAATCTACAAAACATTTATAGAAAAATTTTCGAGAAATTTTTAAAGAATTATTTTTAATAATTTTGCATGAAAAATTTGCAAGTAGGTTTTAGGGGTTTGAATTGGGGGCATGGTTGTTGGTAGGTAATATAGGTATATTGATGGATATAGGGAAGGGGTTGGTATAGGACCACTTTAGAAAAAAGAAGGCCCCATACAGTCCGGTAGATATTATCTGTATATTATCATACATAAAGGCCATTAGGTGACTAGCAGGCTTTTATACCAATGCCATGGGCCATGTATGGAGTCCTAAAGAACTAAGGCCCATATTAGGACATAGGTAAGCCTTAGCAAGTCCCATGATGGCCTACATAGAAAGGCTTAAGAAAAAGCCCAGTACCTTAGATAGGCATGGGCTTAAGTGTAACATAGTTAGCGAGATTTGAATATAGCTATCAAGGCAACTATAGCAGGAGATAGCATAAAGAGTAAGGCAAGTATCATTGTAATATTGCCTTGTAAGGCTTCGGATAAAATGTATAGAGCTCCCATAATGATTAGCATGAATAGATGTCGGTGATGATAAATGTATTGTTAACGTAGTTTACGATTGGTTCGCAGGTTTCATTGTTTTCGCAGAATACATTGTATAAGGCAGCCTGGATATATTCGATATCGGCATCGGAATATGTAGTGCCTGTAGTGAAGACCCAGGTATGAGTACCCTTATAATCGGTAACGGTAGAAGTAATCGAAGCAAGATATAACCGGTATACCTTAATAGAAGTCTTTTGAATGGCTTCTAGGATAGGAATGATATATTCTTGGTAACCTTCTGGGTCATCGATAATGGAATTGTCATGGCCAGTAGAGATAACTACCATGTTAGAGGCCATAATGATTACCCCGTTATGGGTAATGGGTTGGTGATTACGATTGAGGATTTGGTTTGCATTAAATTGTACTGTTTTCATATCTATATATTTTTAATTGTTTATACTGCAAATATAGACATTTTTATTTAAATATGCAAATCCTACTGAGGCCCTTAATGGATAATGTCTTATAGCTCTATAACTTATTAGTAATCAAACAGTTACATAAAACATATACCTTCTAGCAATCTAAAGTTTCTTTCTAACTAAATATAAGGGCCATTAATAACATACTTACTAGTTTTAGGTACCCCTAACAGCCTACATTTTTAATATAATCCCAATAAATTTGAAGGCCATGAATGGTATATTTTAATGCCTAATCCCCAAATCCTATTGCCTAATCCTAACCAATTATATTATATATAATACTAATATAAAGGGCCATTAGGGGTCTAGGATTTATCGGATTTAGGTACCCCAAAAGGCCATTATTAGGTACCTTTTAGGCAATGGGTTATAATGACCAAAGGCTGTGAGACATATGTGTTAGATAGCTATAGAGTAGTGGTGTTGTATAGTGATAGGGGGGCTAGGCCTAGAAGTTTGCCTTAATCCCAACACCCCCGGAAGGCCTTCAATATTATATTAGTTATATGTATATTGATTATATGATTGGTGATATTAGGTATGTGTATTATGTAACATAGTTAGGCCCAGTATGATTTTGTTTATACTGGGCTTTAGTATTTATTATGTATTTGTTTTTGTTTGGTGGGTTAGAGGTATCTTAGGATTAAGGTTTCTAGGATGATTAGGATTAGTAGGTATATTAATTGTGTTAGGTAGTATTGGTATTTTTGTTTGTTGGTGGGGTACTTTATTCTTATTAGGTACCTGGTTTCATTTCGGATTAGGATATGGGATATCCCTATGGCTAGGATTAATATTAAGGTTAGTGGTATCATTTTCTTTTGGATTTTAGTTTGTTCTGGGTACGGAGGAGCTTGTTGAATTGGGAGTTAGGTTCACAGAACATATGTCCGAAGTTACTGGGTCTTAGTTTACCTGGAGTAGGGAAATGTTCAGACCATGTATCTTGGCCTGGTATGTATATTATGTCTTTGTTCTTCTTTTTCATTGGTCTAAGATGGCTGTTTTAAATCCTGTTGGAGTTAGTTCTTGGGTTTGGATATGTACGATTTCGAAGTATTCTTTGATACCTTGTAAGGAATAGAATTGTAATACTCCTCCGTCTCCGTGTTCGGCATTTACTTGGTCTATGATTTCCCGATAAGCCTTGTCTTGGTCATCTTCGAATGAATGGTAGATATCTTGGACTTGACCTTCTTCTACGATTATCAGAGTTGTGATTCTTAGTTTCATTTTCCGTAATGTTTTAGTTGGTGATTATATTCTGGGTATTTGTTCTCGTAGTAGTCATAGAGATAAGTGTATTCGTCATCTCCTGACCAGCAATCAAGGAAATAATCATATTGTTCCTCGGTAGCTTGGGATGGGTGTATTCCCAATGTATATTTGCAGTAGTGTTCCCATACCGTTTTAGGTTGGAATTTATTAGTTGGGAATGCCATGACTACTAGAGCCATGGCAATTGATGTTAGGATTATAAGTTTAGTTCTCATTTGATAAGGGATTTGAAAAAGTTGATAGTATTTTCAGTGAAAGTGTAAAGAGTTTCTGGTTTTTCGAGAAAGTTAAGGTAATATTCGATTTCCTCGGCATGTTCTTCCTCGTTGAAATTATCCTTGTAGTATTGGAATTTTTCCATGATAAGTGGTTTGTATTTTTCCTGTTCAAGGATAAGAGTTGCACCGTAGAGTACCATGTCTACTTCGTCTACGTTATAATCGAAGTATTGGTCATCGCAGCCTCTGAGCAAATCCATTTGATTGAGGATTTCCATTAGGTCAAGTTCCAGGGATTCCTTATCGGCATAGGTATATACCCAGAGCATTTCGAGTGAATAATTCGATATCTCCCCGTAATGTGGGTCATCCTCGGCAATTTCGAAGTCATATGTATTTTGAGCATGTGACATGGGCATTTGGCCTTGGATAGAGATAATATGATAAGGATTTCGTGCAATGATTAATGCAAGTATTGAGGTTGAATTTAATGTTGTCATGATGTTATAAGTTTTGTGGAGGGTAGTGAGCCCTCCTGGTTAATATTAAGCGAGTTGATTGTTAAAGTTGGTCTGGTTATCAGGGTCAGGCCAATTCATGGATTCCTCCATGTATTCGGTAGTATAATCGATAATGGTTGCAGCATCGTCCTTGTTAATGGTAGCAACCTCGGATTCGATTTCCCGTTGGATTTGGTCGTAGTGATAAGCAAATGACCTCCGTATGCGTGCAGCAATTCCGGGGTATTTTTTAAATAATTCGATTAATTTACTTTCTTCATTCATAACGTCTATTTTTAAATGTTTATGCAAATATAAGAATAATATTTTAAATATGCAATAACCCCGATTACTTACTGGAGCCTTATAAGGTCAACTATTTCGATGGAAGAGTATGGCATACCTATAAGTTCTGAGATTATCCTTTTAGTATGATATACATGAAGATGGTTGGGATTTAGTTTTACCCTTGGGAATATTAGATATGGCCTTAGTTCTTCAGTTCTGTAAGTGATTATAAGTTCCTCACAGAATTTTTCGTTTTGACAATCGAAGGATACTAAGAATTTAGACTGTTCTAGCATATTATTAATATTAAGCAATGAGTATTCTCATAAGTTAAAGGTTCTTTACTAGTAGGATGGGAGGATGCACCCATTATTAGGATAATTCCTCCCATGACTAAGATAAGTATAATATTAGGCTTCATGTAATTCCTGATAGGTCATCCATAGGTCTTCTACTAAGTCTTCGACTGTATCCTCCCAGGAATCGTATCCATCGAGGTTGTATTCGGCAATGAAGGTAAAGAATGTATCTCCAAATAATAATCGTAAGACTTTGTCTGTTAGGGTTTCGTCCTCGTCATATAGTTTGTTCTCTTCCTCATTGGAAAGTTCTGTATCTCCATTTAGGATAACCGAGATTTGTTGCAGTCTGAGTAAATACCCATTAAGAGTATCAAGGTCCTCTTTAGACCTTGTCTCTTGGAATTTAAGATAAGTCTTTGATGGTGTCATAGTTAGTCCTCCTCTGATTTAATTTGTTGATTCAAGGGTATGTATGGTTCAGCAGGTAATTCTTCAGCAAGTACTGATATGAATCCTTCCGGGTATAAGGTATATAAGATTCGATATCCATAATCTGAATGTGGCAAGAATACATCCATGATGTTTTTGAGTAATGGGTATAGCTTCCATTGGTTATCCTCTAGGAATCGTTTCCATTCGTCCATCTCATTGGCATCATAATTAGCAGATAATTGAATGTGATACCGTTCGTTTTCCATATTGATAGGTACGAATAGGTTAGTGACTACCTCAATTTCGTTTGAAGGCTTTTTGTATTGAGTAATTGGATACCAGATACCTTCGTTTTTCCATTGATTGAGTTGGAATATTGTCATCCCAGCTTCAAGTAAGTTGGTGAGTTTGTAAAGATTAACCATGTTGTTGTCTATTTTAAAATTAAATTAATACTTAAATTTTTATTTCACTACAAAGATAAGAATAAAATAAATAATATGCAAATATAACTGAGGTAGAGGCAGGCTCTTAGTTAGGTTAGAGTCCTGCCTCTGGGATAGATATGAAAACAACTGGTTAATCGTCGTTAAGGGAACCCTCATTTAAAGTTTCATTAAGTACCTCATTAAGGAGTTCTGCACGTTGTTCTTTTGATAGGCCATCCAGTGTTCCTTTGATTCTCTCCTTTAATGCCTTTTTAAGAGTATTTTGGTACTGATTGATAAAGGTAATTGAAGAGATTGGTACTGGTATAAGTATCCTCATTTGTGTAGTATTATTACATCTGTCAAGTAATTCCGATAACTCTTTGCGGTTTTCCAATGAATGTTGAATGACTATAGCAATTACATCTGGTTGTTGAACATCTGTACATCCAGAAGCATAGCGTACAATTCTATCAAAGGTTGACTCGGTAATGTCAAATGGCATCCCATTTAAGAATGGTTCCTTAAAGTCGGGGTCCATGGTTTCTGTTTCTAATATAGCTCTAAGTTTCATTCTACTACTTCTCCTATGTTGTTAGCAAGTAAATAATCGTAGTACAGGTGTACGTTAGTATCTCCATAAGTCCTAATGTAGGATTCAGCATCCTCTGGGTCTGCTGAGACCCAGGGATATTCTTGTATCTGTGCCCTATGTAATTGTAAGGCCAGAGATTTTAATTCTTGTTCGTTCATGATATTTTGAAGTTAAATTGATAAATCCAAGAGTTTCTATCCAGCTTGGTGAATGAGATAAATTGTCCATCGCCATCGGTAAAGTTCTGCATAAATTGTACACAACCAGTAGCAATGATGTTTTCTCTTTGTCTGTCTACTGAGAGAATACTTTCGAATGTGAAAGTATAATAGCAAGTTTCGTATACCCAAAGTTGGTTTATATCGATGCAGTGAAGTCTGTAGTTATCATATAACTTACTTAGCAATTCGAATAGATTGTCCTTTAGGTTTTCCTTTTCCTCTTCTGTAAGAGAGAAAGTGTTTTTGTTGTTGATAAACCTTTGAAGTACCTCTTCCAGGTTCTGGATAGAGGATTTGGATGTTGTTGTTTTCATATTTTTATTGTTTAATTATTACATTACAAATATAAGCATTTTATTTTAATTATTACTATATTCTTACTTTTATTTTATAATAGCTGAGGTAGAGCCCGGAATCTGTTTAAGTCCCAGTCGTACTTTCTGTCTCCCTTGTTAGTAAATACCCAAAGATAGTGGTCTTTGTATTCTTTAGCAATGGTGTTATACTTAGAGGTCTGAATAATGATACGATTTGGTTCATATTCAATTAATTCGGCATGTACTGTAGATACATGATGACTTTCGAGATTAAGTTTGGCCTTGAAGTCTTTAAGGAACTCATCTCGGTTTACACCATAGTTATCTCCCACGAATTTAATGTAATCGTCCTCTACCTGTTCTAACATGGTAGATACCTTGAATCTAAACTTGTTCATCTTTGTTATTTTTAAGGGTTCGTAATTTCTCTTTGAGTTCTTCAGCACATCTTTCAAGGATATTACTTACTATTACCAAGCAATCTTCATCTGCAAATGACATAATGATATCCATACATTCATCGAAGTAGTTTCTGATTGATTGGGGATTATTCCAGAGTACATCCCAGTTCTTGCAATAATTAAACCGGATGATATCTATGTATTCATTTACTGATACCTTGCTATCGGGTAAATAAGGGTATACCTTTGAATACATTGTTCTGAAATTATTCTCAATCTCCTCATTCAATCTAAACTCTTTTGGTAGAGCCTCATAGTAAGACATATCTGGAATGTAGAATTGGTAAACAAATTCCTTATCTGTCTGTGCCTCAATTCCCGGGTATGAATTAGCAAATAATACTGGTATTTTATAGAGCAATAAGTCTGGTACTCTATCATATACCTTGTAATGGTCTTGGTATTCTTTGTACGCATTAACATATACCCGGTCATCGTATATATGAAGTTCATTGAGTATCGTTTGAACTCTTGAATGAAAATCTTCTAACTCGAAGTGCATAGCAATGTTAAAGGTATCTTCCATACCCTCTAACTTTTGTAGAGTAATAAGTCTGCGGCTTTTGATTACTCTGATTTTCTTTTTCTTTCTGAATAAGTTGAACATGTGTTAAAATGTAAAGTTAATATATACGTCCTGAGAACCTTTCATGAATTTCTCATGGTTGGTATCATCGAATTTAAAGCAAGAATATTTGCCTAATGAGCGTTCATATTCTCCTCTTACCCATACTGGTGCAGTAGTAGTGGGTTTAAGTTTAAAGTAAGTACCCTGATTGATGTTCTTAATCTTGGTCTTTTTACATTCGGGGTCTAATGTTTCCATATATTTGTCTATTTTTAAAATTGATATGCAAATATAATACTTTTAAATTTAATATGCAAATCCGTATATACACAACTGAGGCCACCATTAATAGGTAGCCTCTAAGTTATTTTCTTTTGTTTAGGAATGATGCAGCAAGGGATGTATCTTCTTCTGCTTCTAGTATTTCATCATCCTCTAAGTACCTATCCATCTCTGGGTCATAAGAATCGGTATCAATCCTCATTTCAATCTCCCTACGCAATTCATGGTGTTCTTTAGAGGATATTTCCATAGCAGCCTTATAGTTATCTGTGATTTGATTGAGTTCTTTCTTATTAAGATTAAGGCCCTCCTTGGACGTATCTACTCCCTCTTGCTTAGTTGCAACTACTTCAGGCAATGAATTGATATCGTATTTGTCCTCTAAGAGTTTTGCTTCTTCAGTTTTAGTAAGTACCTTTTGAGATTCTAATACGATAGTTCTTGCTTCCTCTATCGAGATAGTATTCTCAGCATTGAGATTATTCTGTTGATTGAACTGATTGAAGATATTAGTTGTATTGCCTCCAGTAAGATTACGAATGATTGATTGTAATGATGTAGAAGATTCCAACTTAAGCTTCAATGTCTTATTAACCTCGGACGAAATGAAAGGAGTATATTTACCTCCTTGGGAATCTCTTAAGATTTGCAACTGGTGAGATATCTCCATTCTATCCTCTAATGCCCATGCTAGTTGTTCTCCCAATAACGCGTTAAGTAATTCTTCCTGTTTATCTTTATCCCATATTCTAGAAGACAATAATCTGTCTCTCATGAATACTCGTACATATTCTATATCAATCCCTAACCTATTAGAGAATGAATTGATATCATATGTTACTCCGCATAAAACCCCATTACCCATTAACCATTGATTAATAAGATAATTCTGTACCTTGACCAATGATTCCTCTTCATGTGTCTTCTGGTATTCTAAAGCCATTGCAGTAGTACCCATAGGACGAGGGAATCTTGTTATCTTATCTTCTTTTGCCATATAAATAAGCCTTTCTTATATCTTTAGATTCATCATATCCTACTAGCTCTAACTTATAACATACATAGCAATTAATACTAAGGTTATAGAAATATGCCTTATAGGTTTTCTTTTTCACTGCCAAATTAAAAGAATCACCAGAGACATAATCCCTGGTGAAAATTAATTTATCACATTTGCCTATCGGAATACTAAGGCAAAGTTTCCAATCCTTGGCAATAAATTTATTGCCGTGAAGGTCTAGGATTTCCTTTGCCATGACTTCCCTTTTTATAGGTAGATTGTTTTTTGTCTTGTTCATTGAGGTATTCCTTCTTCCTTTTTTCAATGAACTGTTGGATATCTGGGAACATCTTTGCTCTTAAAGGTACTACCTGAGTAGCAAAGAAAGCATTCCATAGGTTCTGTGTAAATCCTTCGCCTACCTTAAGCTTAGATATTGCCCAAAATTTACTTTCGAAATTCTTAACAATTTCCCTAAACCTATAATAATATAACTTATGAGTCTTAGGATTAATGCCTATGGTGGTAGTTTGGCAATAATCTAGAAACTCCTTACCTAATTCGGAAATAAACTCTTCCCTTTTAAAGTCGTAATTCTCTTGGTCGAGTTTAAATAACTTTACGTAATCTATTGCTTCCATATATTTACTCTTTAATTGTTTCTAAAGGATAAGCCTTTAGTGTTACTTTCTTGGTTGCATCCTGGACCTGAAATAAATATCCTCGGTAATTATCCTCATAATAGGAGGACCAGATTGCTTCCTTTACCCTGTACCAATCTAAAGTCTTGGCACCTTTAGGGATTCCTGTGATTAACAAGGCATGGGTATTAGTTCCCATTTGAATATCAAAAATATCCTTACCATCAAAGTTGCCTATTATTACATAGTCTGGATAGGTAGGGTATTCCTTTAATTTAGGATAAGGTACACCCAAACTATCTACTATGGTTTCAGGCTCTATAATTTGATTCTGAAATCGGATATTTAGTTTCGATTTGCCTATGTATAGGTCTTTGACTATATTTGTGAACATACATAGATAATTATATGGGTTATACCTTGGTCCTTGAAGTTATTTAGGTTAGTTGCCTTTTCCTCAAGCCTTTTTAGTGTCTTTCTAGACTCTGTGCATATTCTTCTGGTTGGAATCCTAACCAGCATCATGATATTCTCTAGTGCAGGTTGCAAAGCATTAACTGGTCCTGCATAAAGTATATTATGCTTCTTCCCACTAATTACATTGTACTGGGTTTTATAGGAATATTTACCTTTGATATAAACTACCTCAACCCTTTCTATTTCTTCTTTTCTTATGTTTCTTACCATAACCGTCTTTATTTACATAATCTGATATTTCGTCTAATTGTCCCAAGAGTAATGCCTGAACAAATATAGATACAGGCCTGAAGAAGAAGTTCCTTATATTATTTGTGTTAATATACCAATCGTATACAATAAAGAACTTCTTAATCTTTCTATGTTTAAGTGAACGTTGAACTAAGTAGGTTTTAACGCATCTCTTATGCAACTCCACCAACTCCTTATCTTGCTTTAACATCTCCTTTGCGGAGAATATAGTGTAATCCATTTTTATACCTTTAGAAGGTTAATACAATGAGGAAGGTACTCTGATGTTGGGTACCTTCCCTGAAAGGTAAAATCAAGCAACTTGTTCTGGCTTGAGGACTTTATTCTTGAAGTCCTCGTATGCCTTAGCAGCTTTCTTGTATTCTTTGGAGTTTTGGTCCTTGATACGGAACATTTCCCGTTCAAGTCTGTGAAGTTCATTGCGAGTTTGTTGTCTCCATTTCTTCCGGGCAAGAGTATCTACTACATCCTCTGGGTATACATATTTTACTTCCCGGTTGGAGATTACCTTTTCGATGATGGAGGGTTTCTGTTGTTTTTCAACATCTTTTACTACCTCTGCTTTTTTAGAGGTTTTCTTTGTTGGTTTGGGTTCTTCCGGAGTAACCTGAACCAATTTGGCACCTGCAAATTTCTTGGCAGCTTCCTGGGATTCTTCTACCAATTGAGCCTTAGTCTTTTTAGTTCCCTGGGCCTTAGTAGTTTTAGACTTGGATGTAGCATCCTTAATTCCTTCTAATTGTTGAGCAACTTTGTTACCGATAAGGTTAGCAACCTTGTTTTCATTCTTTTTCATAACGTCTATATTAAAAATGTTTATAAATGAATTAATTTCTTATCACATTGCAAATATAAGAATAATATTTTATATAGCAATAAAATAAAAAGAATATTTTTAAATAGCTGAGGTTAATCGGCTAAGAAGTCGAAGATCTCTGGAGCATAATCTATCTCGTTTTCTGGGTCTGATAAATATTCGTCCAGGTTTTCGTTATAATAATCGAGTTCTGATTTAGCCTTGGGAGCAGGTACAAAGGGTATACATTTTTCTGGATATTTCTCTGCAAACTTAATGGCATCTTGATAAGTTAACTTCTTATCAGTATAGAATTTTACCCATGTATGGGAGTATCCCACTCCTTTTCTAGTAACTTCGTATTGTTGATATCCAGAATTACTTATCTGGTAGATTTGATTCTCTGGAATGATTTCTATTTCTACCTGATATTCGTATATTCTTTTTCCGAGTTTGTTTGCCATTTCCTGAATTGAATCCATTAATGACTTAGGCTTATCTGCAAATGAGAAACTGTATTTAGTTTCTGGTACATCGTTCTTTTTAAACGACGGAGCAGGATTTATCCTGCTTGCATCGGGTGTAGGTTTTGAGCCTATAGCCAATCCAATTAGTATAAATCCTGCTAACCCTATGATAGGTAGTTTCTTAAGACCTGAGTTCATAGCCCGTGGTTTTAAACTTGTTTCTGATATTAGAAGAAACGTATTTACCCTTGGATTCTGCTAGGTGTAATTCATTGCAGATTTCTTTAGGTACACCATCATAACGGTAAACTTTGTTGCCTTTAAAAGCAATCCAAAGTTGTTTGTTTTTGGAGTCGTATCCGTAGCCTTCAACGTTTGAGGATTCGCAAGGAATCATTTCAACTCCAGTGTTCAATTCAACTGATTCTAAGTATTCGTTCTTGTCCATTTTAAATTAAATTATTAATGTGAGTTCAGGATGAAATTTATTGGTTTCTCTGTGTAATAGTTCCCATGCTCCGTAAACTCCTTGGGATAAATCATGTATCCATTCGTCTTCCATTTTGAATAGGATATGAGAACAGATGTATAATTGATATTCGTTCAGAGTCTTTATCAATTGAGGCATTTCGTATATCTCTTCGTAAATCTGAATATGATGCTTGACTGAATCAAGCATCTCTTCGTCATTTATCTGTAACAACTTCCTGAGTAAATCAGGTTCTGTTGTAGTGATATTATTTTTGATATTAGTCAATGCCTCAATTTGAATCTGAGCAATGTTCTTTACTACCTCTTTGGTTTCTGCATCCATTTTTTAATATTTATTTTCGTTATACAAATATAAGAATTTTATTTTAATAAATAATACTCTTTTATTAAATACTGAGGTAGAGGTTGTCTATCTAGAGATAGCTTCTTCGATTTTCTGTTTGATTGAATCAGGGAATATTACATCTTTGTACCATCTCATAAAGAACTTTGAAGGCTTTTTCTCGGAGTTGAGAAGTAATTGTCGTTGTTCTGCAGAGAACTTTAATCGTTCTTCCTCGAGCATAAACTTAGGGAACTTTGTGAACTCTGCTTGAGAGAAGGATATGGTTTTCTTACCAACAGAGGCCCTTAACGGTTTCTTCCTTTCTTTATAAAGATACGGAACAATTTTCTTCGATGGTCCACCAAGGATACTAAAGCCGAAGATGACCATTGGGTCAAATTTATCTGCCTTGGGGTCTTTGGCTCGTTTGATACATCTTGCCATCCAGGAGTATGAGTTAGGATATTGCTTGTTGTCAGTGGCTTCTCCCACATCCTTACTGTTGAATTCGAATCCTGGGAAATGAAAAAGAAAGTCCTCTGTAAGAATAAAGACAAACCCTAATTCCCTTAGATACTTAATAATCTCTTGTTGGCTCTTACCTTCTTCAACCATTTTCTCTACATCTGCCAAGATATCTTCTCTTGGTGATTCAGTAAGTTGTTTACTCCCAGTAGAAGGTCTTCCTCTTCCCACTGATTGCTCCTTGATTGGTAAGTTACCTACGAGCTTATCTAAGTAATTCTTAAAGTTTTCAACATCTTGTTTATTTGTAAGAGTTACCTCTATTCTTATGGGTCCCTTGTGTTGTACCTTTGGCCCTGAATTCATTTCTGTATACGCATCTACCAATCTATCTTGAATATAGGAACCATTATCTTCAAGTGTAGTGATACGCAGTTTGGGTTTATATGTTTTTTCTTCCATAAAGTCTTAGTATTAAAAAGAAAGGCCTGAACAAAAGTGATTTGCCAGGCCTTTACATCATTAACGAATACTTAATAAGATATGAGATTAATCTTCTTCTTTTTTGGCCTTCTTTTTCTTTTTATCTTTGGCCTTTTTGTCCTTCTTTGCAGGAGCAGCCTTTTCGGTGGCTTCTGCCTTTTCTTTCTTTTCCTTCTTGGGTTTTTCTTCCTTCGGAGCTTTACCGGCAGCCAGTCTTCTCTGTTCCATACGATATTTTTTCTTTTCATCAGAAGTCATTTCCCGACCATCAATGAGAGGATAATCGTATTTGGTAACTCGGCCAGCAGATTCCTTCTTTTCTTTTTTCTTTGAAGCCTTTTCATCTTCTTTGGCTTTTTTCATTTTTACCAATTTGGCTTCGTTCTTTAAATCCTTTTCAGGATACTGGGCAGCGACTTTGTCTCTTTCCTTGTTGAGCTTATTCAAGAGTTCAGTAACCTTTTTACCATGTTTCTTGTCTTTTGACCAATCCTTTTGAGGGTCCAAGTTGTTCTCTTTGAGATAAGCATCCAATGCCTTTTTAGCCTTTGAAAGTTCCGGAGTCTTATTAGCCGGTTTGTCTTTCTTCTTGTCTTTCTTCATGTTTCTAAAATTTTTAAGTGGATTGAAATTTCCTTAGTAATTATCCATAGTTATAATATCCTAATCGAAGTAGGGATTTCCTTAATTTCTAGGATTTCTATACTTGCATTTTCAAGAATGGCTCCAAGTTCTAAGGCATCCTTTATCTCTTGCTCAGTAAGATTGACAAAAGTTTGTTCTGCAATCATTTCTCGTCCATCTGAATAATTAACATATTTAAACTTTACAGTACTGATAGTACCTTTTAGTTTTTTATCTAGCCTACCCTTAAAATCCTTAAGCCTACGTTTAAGATATTGAAGGTGAATAACATGGGTTTGATATTTACCTCTCTTATGAGGAGGAGTAACCTTAATCATATACCGAGTATATTCCATATCTTTTAATACGGCTTGAATACCCTGTATGATGGTTCTTAAATTCATTTCTTCCATGATGGTCTTGGTATTGGTTTATTTTCGATTGCCATTTCGGTTAGCATTTCTTTGGCTTCTTTAATAATTAATTCAGAGAGTTCCCTTTCTTCATTCGATAAGGGAGGGTCCATATCTTTATCTTCTAGTGCATTAGTATAATTCTGAATAAGATTATCTAATGCAAGAATAGTTATATTCTTTCTGATTTCTCTTTTGTCTTCCATAACCTATAAAATAAATAAAGCCTACTACCTTCTCAGGCAATAGGCTCCCAACATAATTTTTGAAATACTAATAAACTATGCAAACCATTAGCGATGTTCTCGCTAATAAGTAAGGGATAGAAGTTTAATCTTCGTCTCCGGCTTCCTCTTCTTCGCCCTTAGCCTTTTTAGCTTTCGGGTTACAGATAATACCGTGTCCTTTTTTGGATTTTACGGTTAGATTGCCCGGTACGAATGTTACGGATGTAGAAGTTGGTTTACCGTCGATGACCAGAACTGATGTTACCACCACTCCCTGATATCCTTCTTTGTTCTTTACTGCGTAACCGTAGTTCTGAACTTCGGATTTATCATTGATTTTGATAACATCAATTTGCTTGCTGTTTGGACGTTGCTCTGCAGGACGGTTTTTCAAAGCTTCCATACGAGCTTTACGTTTTGCTTCTTTTTCAGCATCTTTTTCTTTGCCACCTTTCTTCTTGGTGTCTTCTTTTTTCTTAGTTGCCATAATCTTTTAAGTTTTAGTTTTATTTAATAGAACAATAGTTATTTCTTATAATAAAGGTGGGCTATTGCTTTAGCCCAACCTTCATAGCCGGAGAATGAATTACTTCTTTCCTTTTTTGCCTTTACCTTTGGCTTCTTTCTTTGCCGGGAGTTTGAGACCCAATTCTTTGGCAATTGCTTTGCGAAGTTTTTCGATATCATCTTCTTCAAAGTCATCCGGGTCTGTTTCGAGATCTTTGTCATCGCAAACATCTTCCAGTTCTTCGAAGTCCATTTCGGCAAGAGCTTCACCGGTTAATTCTTCTTCCTCTTCGTCTTCATCTTCGTCGTCGTCCGAGTCTTCATCATCCTCGTCATCTTCATCTTCATCATCTTCATCTTCATCATCAGAGTCCTCATCGTCGTCATCCTCATCGGAATCTTCGTCATCGTCCTCTTCTTCTTCCTCGTCTTCGTCGTCATCATCTTCCTCTTCTGAAGCAAAGAAGTCTTTTGCTTCTTCGGCAGACAACATAATAGGAGCCGGGATAATTTTTACTGAGCCATCTTCGTAAGTAATGATGATTGCACCATTAATCTCTTTGCGAGATACTTCCTTTAACTCTACCTTTTTGGTTTCTTTTTTCTTAGCCATTTTCGTAAATGTTTAAATGTTAATAATCAATAGTTATATCACTCTGTTATAAGTTTCTTGTATTTTCTTTCGCTTCCCGTAAGATAAGCAAATGCAATATTATATTGTTTTACCTCATCAATTACGGTCTTTAGTTCTTCTTGAGATTCTATCTTTACATCTTCTGTATCGATAACTTCATCTTGGTCATTATAGGTATTAACCTTAAAAGATTTACCCATGAACGGATTTAATTGTTTATGTACCTTTACTTCCGGTACTGGGTTTTTAGTTTCCATTGCTGTATTTAATTTTAATTATTCCAGGAATACCAACCTTACCAAATACTTCGGTATAGAATTTGTATTTTGGATTTTGCATTGATTTATAGTTATCAGCTAATCTCATGGGAAATACCCAATATTCATTTTCTAGCATCCTGTTTGTCATAATGTAGGCATATTTACTTCTCATCCTATATTTGCTTACAGGAGTGAATCCCTGAAATCTTAAAGCTTTTACTAAGAACCTTTCTTTTGGTTGCCATCCCAAATGATTTAAAGATTCATCATAAAAGATATCAAGCATATCCCTTTGTGCTTTGATAAATAGTACTTTCTGTATCGGAATATCTAATTTCTTTCTTAGGTACAAGGCCAAGGAACATACCAATGGAGGATATTGCAAAGAAAAAATATTATATTTATTCTTTTCCTCTTGACTCAGCCTGTTGTAAATCCTGTAAGATAGCAGAATGGATTTGTATTCTCTTCTTCCGGATATACTTGGAAGATATGCCTTCCCGTTGTCCATACAATTTTTGTGAGTACCTTTCATTGAATACCTTCTTTCCTTTTGATTTAAAGACCCGGTGCATTTGAACCATGAACCTTCGTCTTCTGTGTTTATCAATTTTATATTCATCCGGGATAATAAACTTCCTGGCCTTAACTAATTTCCCTTTATACCAGAATTTAGTAGAACCAGATTTATGTCTTAGACCATTCATATCTTGAAGTGTTCTTATCCCTTGCCTAAGTAATTTCCTGCCTGATATGATATGAATATATTGAAGAACATCTACTCCGTACATATAAACCAAAGTCTTTTTTATCTGATACCTTGTGAAATATGGTATACCTGTTAGGTGTTTCCGATATAAACTTTTTTCGGTAATATATTTGTTGGTTGTATCTGGTCTCCATGTCCATATATAATATCTATCTTCTCGGATTGGTTCCCTACTACTTTCCTTTAGTTTTACCATTGTTCATAGTCCTCCTTGCAGTTCTAAACCAAAGTGTTATTGATTTATCGTTTGCATCTGGGAACTTCTTTTTCATCCTTCTAGTTACTCTTTCTAAATCGTAACCCTTTGCAACTAATGACCATACATAGGATTTCTTAGTTCCCTTGATGAGATTGAATTCATCCCTTTCTCTTGGTGGTTTCTTTTCCCTTGGCTTTTTTATTCCTGGAACCCTTTTGGATTTCCTTTGCCCATCTTCTCCTTCTTCTCCGAGAAACCCAAGCCTTAATTTCGAATTCCTTAGAGGGTCATCCTTTGAATAACCTATGTTCTCTAATTGTTTATCCATCCAATCATCATATTGGTCAATTAATGATTTGTCTGGTTTATTGGTTGACCTTTCGATATAACCAATTAAATCGAAAACGCCAGCAGCACAAGCATCAGGGAAAGGCATACCCAATACTATGGCTTTTCTTTTTAAATCCCTGTAAGTCATATTCCTCCCGGCTGAACCAAGGAAACTGGCTTTTTCTTTTGAGGGTGCTGGTTTATTCTTTTTGTTCTTTCTCATATCTTTTATTTTAATTTGTTGCAAATATAATACTTTTTATTTATATAAAGAAATATTTCTACTTATTTTTATAAAAAGCTGAGGTATCTGATATGCGTTCAGCAGCCGTTGATTTAGGCTTTTTCTTCCTTTTCTTTTTAACCTTATCAGCATTGAAGGCCATATCAAGTTTCTTAATACTGAATTCTATATTATTCACTTGATTATAGTTTACTGCTTTTTCCACGCAGCATCTGTACTCAGGCCAGAAGCGTTGTCCCAATTTTACATCAACTGTTTTAATCATAAACTTGGATACCATGAAGCCAAATGTATCTGCATCGTCTTTCTTTTCGAATACATACATATAGAATCTACTAAATTCACTAACTACCTCATCTAAAGGTCTTACGGGCATTAGTAAATATCCATCAGTGTATAATTCTTCTGATATTAAGCATACCCAATATTTCTTCTTACCAGGCTTTACTTTATATCTAAACCTTTCTTTCAGTTTTGTGTGCATCCATTCTGGTACTCGTTTTAAAAGGTATTTGATATATATCTTATCCTTTTTATTTAACCGCCTTTTAAATGCAGAAGGCTGTTGTAGCATTCTTGGTAAAATCCTAAAGTTATTCCACCTATCGAACTCTAGAATTAACCTCATTGAATCTAAATCCCAGGGGTCTTCTGATTCTTTGAGTCTTTTCATATTTCTTTCGATATTACTATTGCTTACCTTTGAGAGTAAGTTAGAAGAGTCTCCAGTATATAGACTAGCTTCTTTCCTTGTTAATCTCTTTTCAATACATCCTTCAATAAAATCACAAAAGCTTCGTTCGCAAGGGCAGTCAGGTCGAAAAATAGAAGTGTGTAACTCGAAAAAATCAGAGAATAATCTGAAGAACTTTTCTGACCTTTCTCTGATTTCTAAATACTTGTAATGTGACAACTTTAAAATTTCACCAGCTTCCCATGAGGATTTGCTTTCTGATAACTGAAGGAATAAAGACTGCCTCTCTATTTCGTTTAAGCAGTCCCAAGCTTTCTTCTGAGCATCGTTCATATTAATTCCTCCTAAAATCCATTATTCTATCTATTGATTCACTTGTTATCTCATTTGGGTCATAATCTTGGGAGTTAGCATATAACTTATCTGGGTCATAATTCTGGTACACGCTATAGATTACGTTATCAAAGGGTAACCATATTTCCATTTTACCCATTTCCGGATATAAAAGAAGTTGTACCATTTTATTTATGTGGTCTATACCTAATACCGTAGCATCTATCCCTTCGTAAGGATAACCTTTGAGTACTAAGTAATCGCCTATCTTAACATTCATCAAATCGTCTACAGAATATTTCTTTCCTTCTTTTGCCATCCTCTTAAACCTTTTAACATCCTTTCTGGTACATGTAGCTACCAATGAGAAATCATCAAAGTCTTCAGAATTATCTATTCTAGCTTTCTTCTTTCTTTCATGAAGAGTCTCTGTAGACTTTAACCAAGTTCTTATACCTGATATACTTCTCTTCAGTTTGTTTAGAAAAGGTCTAGAGTACGCTAACTCTGTAGGCATCTTGATAAAACCATAATTGAATAAGATAGGTACTTCTTCGAATATCATCTTACCCTTTGCGGTTTTCTTTAAAACGTTTATCGTAGGGATAATGGCACGTACTTTTTTATATCCCTTTTCTTTAAGTTCTTTATTAATGTTCTGATAATACTTTCGTTCTATGTAGAAAATACAATAAGAATAAGGGATACGTTTCATATTATTTCTTTTTAATGATTAACTTAGCTTGCTTATGTACTTGCTTATAATTAACATTCTCCAGAATATCACTTGCAAGAAATACATAAAGATTAACTGAAGTACTGATTGACATACTGGGTTTTTTAGATTGTACCCATATAAAATCTCCCAGAGTACCAGGTCCCCCTTCTACTACAAAGAAAAATTCATTTGCAGGCATAGAGTTATACCTCATACATAATATAGGGAGTTTATTTGCCCTTTTAGCATCCTTACTTGCTTGTTCCCAAAATCTTAGGATATCACAAGTTTTGTTTCCAAGCAGTACATGTTCGAATTTGATATCTTTGTAATTTTTACATTCGATAGATATCTTACAGCGATGAGCATGTTTTTCATCTGTACAGGTTAAATCAGAAGTGGCATCCTTATTAGAATGCCAAGCTCCTGAACCTGCCCGATTCCTTTCAAATTTGAACCCAGTCCACTGAGTAAACCAGGCTCCTATTTTTCTTTCAAATCTGTTTCCTTTATTTTTTGAGTTCATAGGTTAATGTCTTGTAGTTATAACATTATAGTAAATTATAACTACTTAGGCCATTGACTTTTTCGACTTGCAGGATTTTCGTATTTGATAGAGGAAGAGAATCTAAATGAGTAATTAAGAATAGGGTTTTATCTGCAAAAGTATGTCTGATTAAAGAGGTTACTACTTCTACATTATCAGAGCTTAATGATTCGAATACCTCATCCAAAAAGGCAAGGTTTATACCCTTAGACATTGTAAGAGATTCATTCATTGCAAATGCCATTGCCACATTTACCAATTGTTTTTCTCCACCGCTAAGTTCATCGTAATCAATAATTTGCCCATCTCTTTCAATTAAAGTAAAAAATTCTTTTCTAGCAGTACCCAGGTCTATGTTAAATTCAATCCTAAATCCCAATACTTGAGAGTATTTATCAAGGGTTCTATTTAACATATCCAGTGATGAATCGAATAAGTAAGCCTTTATTCCGTTGTTACCGAGAGGGTCATTGATTAACCAATTGTAGTTTTCTAACTCCAACTCTTTATTGTGGTAATCCTCATCTACCTTACGAAGAGTTTTTCTAATCTCTTTAAGTTTCTCTTTATATTTAGGAGACATAACCTTAAGTTTCTCTTGTTTGAGCTTTTCCAACTCCTCGTCAATATCAGCAATATCAGAAGCAATATCATCGCATTCTTTTTGAAGTCTCTTATACTTCTCATTCGTAGTTCTCAACTCATCCAACCTACCCAGAGCATCCTCATATTCTTCTTGTAGTTTGTCTGAGTTTATAATTGCTTTATAGATAATATCTACGCTCTCTTTAGCACGTTTGTAGTGGCCTTTATCTAACTGTATCTTGAGTTTCTTTACAAAATCCGGTAATGATACTCCTGAAATATTACGGTTGTGTTTTATTTTAGATTTAAGACCATCTACATAATCAGTATGTTTCTTAATCTTAATCCTAAGACTCTGCTCTACCTCGTCCTTAAGTTGTTGCTGTTTTTTAATAAGTTGCTTAGTTAGGTCTTCCCTATCTTTCTTTAATTCTCTACGTTCTGACTTTATTTTTTCTTTGAAACCTTTCTCTCTATCACGTAAATCAAAGTAAGCTTCCTTATTTGCTTCAAGTTCTTTCTTTAATAAAGCAGATTGGTGTTCTACTTCGTTTGCCTGAGCTAATAGGTTATTTTTATCCTGCATAGCTATACCTTTGGCAATGTTAAGAAATTCTAAATCAAATACTTCTTCGAATATCTTCTTCTTATCTGAATTAGATTCTTGTATCAATCTTTTAATACCCTGCCCAAACATAATGGAGTTCATGAATAGAGTATAGGATAAACCAAGTTCTGCATTAATGGCATCTTGGAGTTTATTCTTACCCTTTACATTCACTACCTCGTTGTCTTTCATAAGGATAAGCCTATCTTTACCTTTAGCTCCATCCTCAAGAACTATATTGCATTTCTGGCATCTGATAATTTTATAGATATGTTCTCCTTTTTGAAAGAATACCTCTACCATTACTCCCTGGTAATCTTTAGGTCTTACCTTTTCCCAGGTAGTTACTTCTGATACTCCTTTTAGGTTTTTACCATATATTGCCCATACCAATGCCGATAAGATAGTTGATTTACCTTTACCATTCGGTGCCTTGATAAGTATGGTACAACTTGGGTTTAAAGGTATATGTAGGTTTTCTATTGAACAGAATCCTACTACGTTCATTGTTGTAAATGTTAACATGATTCAGCTTTTTTAAGTATGTCAATCAGTAGTTCTTTCTTATCTTGTTCAGTTATACCTTTTTCCTTAAGATACTTCCTTGCTAGAGCTTTCTTAGAAAGTTGCTTAGTAATTTTATGGTTAGTATTTACTAAGTTACTAGTTTTCTTAGGTAAAACGGTATAATAATTGCCATCATCCCTAATATCTTCATCAGATTCTACATCTACGAATTTAGGAAATTGCTTAAGGTGTACAAATTGCATTGATAAGTCTGAATAAATCTTCCAATAACCCAATTTACAATCTCTATCTGTTCTCCTTTGATGATTAGGTGCTCCTATCATATAAACCTTCTTTGATAGTCTTTGAGGTTTATGTATATGACCACATAATACCAAGTCAAATCGATTCAAGATATTTACATTGAGATTTTCTACAGAATCAACTTCCCTACCATCCGTATCTTTTGCTCCAGGATAGTCAGTATGAAGAAGAAGTATGTTCTTTACATTCTTATCTAATTTAAGTTTCTTAAGATATTCACTTAGACCCACATTATTATCAATGTAGGGAACCCCATAAATGTGGTAATCTCCATAAGAACACCATTTGATTCTAGTTAAATTAACACAGCTCATAAAATTCTTATGAAATACAAAAGGCCATCCCTTAGTTAGCCTATCAATACGATTTACAGATTTCAAATCGTGATTCCCGTCTATATAAATCATTTTGAATTTTGGGTAGTTACTCTCTAACCTATCAAATTGTTCAGCAACGAATATTGCTAAATCTTGGTCAATTGATTCTGGCTTATGAAATAAATCTCCACAAAACAAAGCAGGACATTTGTACTTTTCACATTGACCTGCAATAACGTCAAGGACCTTGATACTATTCAAGGTCCTATTATTGTTCTCATTGAATTTTGCCCATAAATTGATGTGCAAATCCGAGAATGCTATAAATACTACTTCCTTACTCATGAAGAAAATCAATAATAAGTTTCTTACGAATATCCAAATTAGCTTCTCTTATACAGAGAACTTTAGTTTCACCATACAGGGATTTGATTACTCCTTCTGTTGCACCATATTCCAAAAGTTGATTCTTAAATATATTCTTATAGATAGAAGATATTTCCTTAGTTGGTAAGAATCCCCACAAGTTCAATACGTTATCCATTATAGAAGATATTAAGAACTGGAAGTAATTATTCTCTATTCGTTTGCCATTATCTTCCATAACCCATTCCTTTACCATTGCAGTAGTAAAGTCTAATAGAATGAGGTGAGTACATTGCTGATTGAGTAACATCTTGCAAGTTTCGAAAAAGTGTTCCATTTCACATTTAGGAACATTCTTGGCTTGCTTGTAATAGAAATAGGCAGCTAAATCAAGATAGCTTCTATCTGTAACAAATCTATCCCTATCTCTGAACATTTTGTTTCTTAGGTTCATTACCTGAAAATCTTCGAGTAACAAATCCTTTGAATCCCTTTCTAACATCTCTTTATGAGACATACCCTTTGTTTTAGGTATTAAGTCTGATACACTACCAGATATAAAATCCAATACTGGAGGGTATTCTGTTACATCAAACTTAATCATCCCGGGAACTTCTTTTGCTAAAGTGGTTTTCCCAACTCCACTTGCACCTGCAAACATTATTTTCATTCGGATAACTCTTTAAAAGGTTTAATAAATTCTTTAGTTAGGAACGAAGCAAGAGAATACTCTATGCACAACTTCCTAAATTTATCATAGTTGAAAGTCTTCTTTCTTTTGATAGGCATCTTATCTAATGGTACATTACCTACAAACCAGAATAAGTCAATGAGTTTACGATTTCTATCCCAAGCTTCTTGATACTCTTTATTAGGTTTAGCTTCCAAGTATTTGTAGATTGATTTATACTCATCTAATATCTTTCTTGCAGTTACTGGACCTATACCCTTAAAACCTGGGATATCGTCAGAAGTATCACCTACCATTGCAAGATACTGAACAGTCTCATGTGAATGATAACCGAAGAGTTCTTTACAATTGCCCACTCGAATAACTTCATCTTTTCTGGGGTTTAATATTCTAACGTTCTTGTTTAACAATTGATTAAAATCCTTATCTGATGATACCAAGATTACATTATCCGAACGATAAGTATTAATAATTAGGTATGCTAAGAAATCATCTCCCTCATATTGAGTTTTATTCCTTTTATCAAATATATAAGAAATTCTTAGCATACCTAATATCTTCATTATAATTGCCTTTTGTATTTGCAAGGATTCATAATCAACCGATATATTTTTTCTGTGTCCCTTATAGTTAGGCAATAACTTATCCCTTACTGGTGAATGACCGTTATCAAAGGTTATAACTACTTCGTTGGGTTCAAACCTGGTAAGATACATGTGAAGTGATTTGAAAAATCCAAATATTGCTCCACTTGGTTTACCGTCTGTGGATTTAAGTTTCTCGAACTTGTGAAAAGATTGATGGAGAATGTTCTCTCCATCAATCAATAATACTGTTTTCTTACTCATCGTCTTCCTCCTCGTCATCTGACTCGTTAAATGATTCATATTCTACTCCATCTACTGGATATAAATTAGTAGTCAAAGCTTCCATCCTCTTTCTAGTAGCACCAATAGTATTTATTCCAGCTTTACGAAGTAATTTACGACGAAGTTCATCATCTTCTTCAAGAAGTTTTTGGAATTTTTCCTCCCCTCTTGCAAGCGTCTTCCCTTTGAACTTATATACTCCACCTGAAGATTTTTCTATGATATCATTTTCTACCA